CGGTGGGGAGTCCGTCCGGGCCGGACTATCCGTGGGGGCTGGAAATCAACCTGGACGAAGCGGCCATCAAAAAGCTTGGCATCAGCGAGCTGCCGGACGCGACGACAGAATGCAGCATCCATGCGGTCGGGAAGGTAACGCGTGTGGCGCAGTCTGCCGGCGAGAAGTCAAAGGACCGCTCAATCACCATCCAGATTACCAAGTTGGCGATCAGCCAGCAGGACGAAGAGGCCGACGACCAACTGCGGCGCGGCTACAAGAAGGGCAAGGGGCCGAAGGTCGGCGACTGATGGAAGCGGTCGCGCACATGGCGGGCGAGGTCAAGGAGAAGAAGACCGCGCGCCAGCGCGCCGACGAAGCCGAGCAGCAAAAGCATGACGAGGAGACGAGGATACAGCGTCTGGACGCCCTGGCCGTCTCGTTGCTGGCCAAGCGCAAGTCGGCCATCGATGGCCGCGCGCAGTCTGGCATCGAGCAGATTTGGCTGGAGGACGAGGACGCCTTCGACGGTATCGACGACCTGAACCGGAATCAGGAGGGGGCGCAGGGTAGCAGGCATCGCTACACCAAGAGCGCATCGTCGGCCGGGACGTACACCAAGGATGACGGCAGGCCGGACCCGAACGCCTGCATCCTGTTGCCGAACATCACCGGCCCGTATGTCGAGGCGGGGGCTGCCGCAATCGCAGATATTCTATTGCCGCTGGATGACTGGCCGTTCGGTGTCGGGACGACGCCGATACCGGAACTGACTGGCCTGGTGGAGCAAATCAAGGGATTTCCGGATGACCAGATGGTTCAGACGCCGGAAATGTCCGCCCCACACCCGGCTGGGCACATCCGACGCCGCGCCGACGAGGAAATGGAGCGCGCGAAGAAGTGTGCGGAGAAGGCGGAGAAACGGATCAGAGATTGGCTGACCGAGTGCCAGTGGCACGGCACATCGCGTCGCCAGATCGACGATTCAGCCAGGGTGGGCTCAGGGATCACCAAGGGTCCGATCCCGAAGTTGAAGAAGGTCTACATGTGGCACGAGGTCGACGGCGTGCAACAGTTGGAGATCAAGGAAGAGACGAAGCCGATCACGGAAGCGGTCGACTACTGGAACCTGTTTCCGGACTACCCGGCGTGCGGGGAGAACATCCACAAGGGCTCGTTTATCTGGGAGCGCGGGGAAATCACGAAGAAAACGCTCGCCGACCTGCGCGGCCAGGAAGGCTACATCGACAGCCAGATCGAACTGTGCCTGCGGGAGGGGCCGAAGAAGTTTGCCGTTGACGCCGGCAAGCAGGTGCAGGACAAGGATGGCGCGTTCGAGATTTGGTGGATGCACGGCTCTCTGGAGCGCGAGGACGCCGAGGCGGCGGGGTGCGACTGCACCGGCGAGAAAGAGGGGTACATCGCGGTGCCGGCGGTGATCACAGTGGTCAATGACCGCGTGATTCGCGGCGCGCTGAACCACATGGACAAGGGGACCTTCCCCTACGATATCCTGACGTGGAGGCGTAGGGCTGGAATGCCGTGGGGCCAGGGCATTGCGCGGCAGATCAGGCCGGCGCAGCAGGGCATCACCGGGTGTTTTCGCGCGATGATGGAGAATGCCGGGCTTTCGGCCAAGCCGATGCTGGCGGTGTTGAGGAAATACCTGAGCCCGACGGACGGCACCTGGGATTTGTTCGGCGGAAAGGTGTTCGAAGTCGACGAAGACGCCGACATGCGCGATGTCAAGGCCGCGATCACGTCGATCATGATCGACAGCCGCCAGGCCGAATTGCTGGCGATCATCAATTTCCTGCTCAAACTCGCCGAGGACATCACCGGCCAGCCGTTGTTGTTGCAGGGGCAGTCGACGAACGCGCCGGACACGGTGGGCGGAATGACGATCATCAACAACAACGCGAGCGTGGTGAAGCGGCGTATTGCGCGCCAGTTTGACGACCAGAAGATCGAGCCGGAGGTTACCCGGTACTACGACTACCTGATGCAGTACGGGGAGGATGAGGAAGAAAAGGGCCTGTATGTCATCGACGCGCGCGCCTCCAGCGTGCTGGTCGAGCGCGACATCCAGAACAAAGGAATGATCCAGCTGCTCGGGGCATCCGTGAACCCGGCATACGGCGCCGACCCGCGCAAGGTCTACGCCGAGGCGGCGAAGGCCATGAAGATCGACCCGACGCGCCTGCAGTACGACGAGAAGACGTGGACGGAAATGCAGAGCAAGCCCGGGGCCCCGGCGCCGCAGGTACAGGTGGCGCAGATCCGCGCCGAGGCCGATGCCAAGGTCACCGCCGCGGAGATTGCCAGCAAGGAGCGCATCGCGCAGCTCGAGTCCGAGACCGACAGAATCGTGGCCGCCATCAATGAGCGCCTGAATTCGGCCGAGTTGACCAGCGCCGAGCGCCAGAACCTGGAGAAGATCAAGGGCACGCTCGGGAAGACCGTAATCGAGGTGAATGCGCAGAAGGAATTGAGTCGGGAAAATATGGCCGTGAAGTCGCTCCAGCCGGCGGTGGAGCCGGTTGGGCGGGCCGAGGATGGACAGGCGTTCGCGCAATGAGCCGACCGGCGACGCTGACAGAGGCGATTGACCGCATCGATCGACTGGAGTTGGCGCTGAACAGGATCGCGGCATGGCCGGAGGGCGTGGTGACGGGATCGTTCGACGAGCCGAACGCGGCGAGGATTGCGCGCGAGGCGCTGAATCTGCCGACATTTGGCACGGTTACCCACGAACCAACAGGAGAGCTGCTGTGAGCCAGGAACAAGGGCTGTTGATTATCTACAAGTCGAACGACGATTGCAAAACCTTTGACCCGGTGAAGACTGAAGATGTCCCGGAATGGGTGAAAGACCCGGATGTGATCGCCCATATGGTCGATGGCGAAGCCGTTATCAACCATGAGCCAACCGACAACTTGACGGCGACGTACTACATCGCCAAGCGCGTGCTCCTGCCGGTAGACCACGAAGCCATGGCCGCGGCCGAGAAGAAGCGCATCCGCCGGGCGCAGAAACGCATCAGGCTGTTGCATTGATGGACTCGCAAGAACCCGTCCTGCTGCCGCACGAACTGGAGTCGTCGGCCTGGAAAAAGATCAAGGCTCACTTGGAAGTCGAGCTGGCCGAACGCCGCGCGTACAACGACGGCGAGACGCTTGGCGAACGCGAAACCGCGATCGTGCGCGGCGAGATCAAGCGCATCAAGAAGATGCTGAGAATCGTGAAAGAAAGAGGGCCTGGCAAGTAGGTTGCCAGCCTAAATCAGAGGCCCACTTCGGTGGGCCTTTTTTATTTCGACGGAGGTGTTTGTGAGCGAACAGGCGCAGGAAAGCACGGTTGATGAATCAACGCCGGACCAGGAAGCGCAGGAGGCGAGCGCGGCCCTGAATGCCGGTTACAACAAGGCCCGCGGCATCGAGCCGCCGACCGACGTTGACGACGCTGGAGAGCAGGCGCCCGGGAGCGACGAACAGCCAGGCGAGAAGAAGGAAGCCCAGGAAGGCGCCGCACAAGAGGCCGCGCCCGATCCGTGGGAGGGTGTCCCGAAGATCGTCCGGGATTCCATCGAAAGAGTGAGCGTCACCGCCAACCAAGTCGGCGCGGCGCAAAGGCACATCAAGGTGCTGGAAGGGCATATTGACGCGTTGAGGCAGGCAGGCGAGGCCGCGAAAGCCGCCGCACCCGCTGGGACCGATGCGCCGACTGCACGCCAGATCCAGGCCGCCGCCGCAAGCGGTGAGAAGTGGAACCAGATCAAGGAAGACTTCCCGGAATGGGCGGAAGCGATGGACGAGCGCCTTGCGGCCCTCAGTCCACAGACCGCGGCCATCGACATGGAAGCCATCCAGAAGCAGCTTGCGCAGAGCACCCAGGCACAAATTTCTGGGGCGATCGACGCAGCCGAAGAACGCGCATTTGTCAGGCTCAAGTACCCCGACTGGAAGACAACCGTTGCGACGGATGGCTTCGAGGCGTGGAAGAGCGCGCAGGCCCCTGAAATCCAGGCGCTTGCCGACAGTGAGCTTGCCGACGACGCGATCCGTCTGCTCAATGCATACGCCGAGCACCAGAAGGCCGCCACCAAGGCCGCCGATCAAGCCGCAGCGAGAGCCGCGGCGGAAGCAAAAAACAAGCGTCGACTCGCAGCAAATGCGGCCCCGGAAACGGCGGCCAGCGGCGGGCCGTCAATCTTACCGGACGAAGCGGGCCTTTCAGTCGGATACAACCGCATAAAGAGGCGCGCGCAGCAATAAGGAGTTTCAATCATGCCCCTCCAACAATACTCGACCTCCGCCGGTCGGATCAACGAGATCAAAGGCGAAATGCTCGCAATGGCCGAGCCGACCATGGTCCTGGCCATGGGTTGCGAAATGAAGTCGGTCCCGAAAAACAAGGGCGACAACATCAGCTACCGTCGGGTGATCCCGACCGGCGGCGCCACGACCAACGCCAACACCATCAACCGCTGGAGCGTGACCGCGGTTGCGCACCTGCTGCAGGAAGGCGTCACGCCGGCCGCTGAAACGCTGACGGATCAATACGTCAACGTGCAACTGGCGGAATATGGCGCCATCTACGGCTGGACGAACAAGACGGCCGACCTGCACGAAGACGACATCCCTGGTGATATGAAGTCGCTGCTCGCCAAGCGCGTGGGCCTGGTGCAGGAAATGATCCGCTACGGGTCGATGAAAGCTTGCACCAACGTCCACTATGCGGGCGGAACGACGCGCGCGACGACCGACGAGGCGATCAGCCTCCCGGTGCTACGCCGCGCCGCACGGTCATTGCTGGCGAACCACGCCGGCAAGAAGACCAAGGTCATCGCGCCGGGACCGGACTACGACACGTCGGCGATCGAGGACGCGTTCCTGGTCTTCGTGCATACCGATGCAGCGCCGGACATTCGCGATCTGCCGAACTTCGTTCCGGTGGCGAAATACGCCGGCATGAAGCCGATCAGCCCGAAAGAGATCGGCAGCTGCGAGGAATTCCGCTTCATCCTCAGCTCCGAACTGGCGAGCTACCCGGATGTCGGCGGCGCGAACTCTGCGCTGTACGCAACCACAAGCGCCGCAGCGAACATCGATGTCTACCCGTTCATCATCTGCGGGGAAAACGCCGTGTTCGACATCGCGCTCAAAGGCGCGGATTCGTTCAATCTGTCCGTCATTCCGCACACGCAGAAAGACAAGTACGACATCCTCGGCCAGCGTGGTTACGTCGGCGCGTCCTTCTGGTCCGCTGTGCTCGTTGCCAACAACGGCTGGATGGCCGTGGTCGAGGCGGGTGTGGATGATCTGATCTAACCCTTAACCAGAAATAGCCCCGCTTAGCCGGGGCTTCCCCTTTTTTAGGAGCATCACCATGACTCAAAGAACCGAAGTTTTCAGCCTTCCGGTAACCGTTCTGGACTCCGGGGCAACCACCCTGTCAACCACGAATGCAATTACCGGAAAACTCAACAGCAAGATGATCTCGCACGCAGCGATGACAAACCACGCGAACGTGACGACCGACGTGAATACCGAGGCGGCATTTACCCGCCTCGGCACGAGCGAAGGCGGCGTGTTCGTGCTGGGTCTCGCGGCAAACGGTGATCTGAAGGTGGCCCAGGGCGAAATTCTGGCGCTGGACGACGCCGAAGCTTTCAAGGACGACGCCCCGGCGTTCCCGTTCATCCCGGACACGATGATGCCTTTCGCATACGTGATCGTGAAGGCGGGGGACAACGCAGCCGCGAAAGCGACCGGCTGGCTGTGGGGTACGAGCAACCATACCGGCGTGACCGGCGTCACCACCGCTCTGGTGGATGTCGCTGAATTGCCGGATCGGCCGCAGATCGCGTAATTCAACCGTAGCACCATCAAGCGGGCCGCCTTCTGGTGGCCCGTTTTATTTCGGAGGGTTATATGCCAAGAGTCGCCGCAGGAAAGACTTCCAACGCCGCAAAGAAACCGAGAACCGCCGCGCAGCTGGCGAATGACGAGAGGCTGAAGAACCGAGGGAGGGTTCATCCGGTATCCGTGCGGAAAATGACGGAATCCCAGGAGCAGCAGGTCGGCCAGGACGGCGTGCGCGAGTTCGACAAGAACAATGAACTGCCGCAAATCCAGGTGGCGCCGCCGGAAGGCAAGAGCGCCAAGTGGATGGAGGACATGGCCTTTGCCAACGAAATGGTGACCGTCATGGTCCACGAATCCACAGACAAGAACGCGAACCCGTTCCCGGAAATCTGGGTGAATGGCCGCGCACAGCGGTTTGTGCGCGGCCATGAGCAGCAGGTGCGCCGCTGCTACGTCGAAAAGCTCGCGCGGCTGAAGCTCACCACCTACGACAACCTAAAAACCAAAGATGTAGACGGCGAGGATGTCTACCGATATCCGACCCATACAGGTTTGCTCTACCCGTTCGTATGCATTAATGATTCTGAAAAGGGCAAGCAATGGTTGAAGTCCGTACTTAGCGAGGTGTAATTTGCGTCTTGTTGGTTCGTGTCTTCGCAATATTTGCTAAGTGCTCTGGTGATTTAGGGACGCCCTTGAATTGAGCGGAAACCCTGGCGCGCTGTTCTGGACTACGAAGGGAGGCTAGCCGTTTTGCGGTTGCTGATGGTGTGTTTAGATTCGCAATCGTATTGTTTTTCAGCGCGACTTGAGCAAGTTTGTCCCTGTGTTCCTGACTTCTGTGTTTCGCTGCGAAAGATATTTTGGCGCGCGTTTCTGGAGATCGCTTGAGCCCTTTGAGGGCCGCAGACAGTTTGGCGCTGAATTCAGGCCCGAATTGTCTGTTCGTCATGGACGCATGAATGGCAGCGCGAGTGTTTGGGTGCATCTTGCGGCCTTTGGCGCGTTCCGAAAGTATGGCGCGGTGATCGAGTGAAAGCGGGCCGCGTTTCCGCGAGCTTTGAATTTGAGACAGTTTTTCTTTTGTCTCATCGCTATGAGCAAAACCAAGCATGGTTCTGGCGTTCGGACGAAGGTTGAAGTTCGGTCTTGTGGCGGCGTTGAGCGTGTCTATCCAGTGTTGCTCGCGTTGTACTAGGTTGTTGCGGTCATCGACGACCTCAAGAACGGAAAACACGAAAGCGTCGGCACCGTATTTATTCCACGCGTTTTGAAGGCGCCTGTTTTCGTGTGCGCTTCTGCGCAGTTTGGCTTTGTGCTCGTTCCATCTGTTTTCGATGCGTACCGCGCTGCCGACATACACGCGCCCGCTGGCGGTGTGCTCGATCTTGTAGATGCCACTGCGCCTCATAGTTTGAGCTTCTTTAGGGCGGCATCGACGGCCCGACGGATGAACTCTGACATTGGCATCCCTGTTTTCTCGGACGCCTTTTTGAGCCGCTGAAGCATGGCCTCAGGGAAGTAAAAGTTTGTTCGTTTCATGTGCCGATGGTATCACATCATTGGCACATGCACAAGAGCAGTACGTAGCAAGCAGCACCCGCCTTCGGGCGGTCTTCCCATACCAAGCGGGCAACCGCATTTAATTAGGAGAATTATCATGCTCTGGAGACGATTTACCAACGCTATTGTCGAGAAGGTCTTGCTGCTCAAGAAGGGCGCCGTACTCAAGACGACCGGAACGGACGGCGTTGTGACGGAAGTCACAGCAGAAGACCTAGCTGCCGCTGCAAATCTGTCCGGCCTCACCGCGACGGTTGCGGAATTGAACTCGGTTTGCGACGCCAATACGGCGACCGCAGCTGAGATTACCCGCGTCGCCGACGCCTCGACGCGCGTTGTCCACACCACGGCGACCTCCCTTTCGCTCACGGTGACGCAGCACGCCGACCGAGTTGTGTTGCTGGACGCATCGAGCACGACCAACATTTTCACCTTGCCGGCGGCGGGTGGCACGGGCGAAAAGTTCACCATCGTCAACGCATTCCCGCAGACGCAAGGTACTGTGGTGGTATCGGCCGCCAGCACCGCCGATGTCATGAGCGGCATTGCGGTCAATGTGGACGCGACGGGCGCGGGATCATCGAAGGCGTTTTGGACGACAGCCACCGACCGCGTTGTCACCCTCAACCTGACGACCACCGGCGGCCCGGTCGGCGGTGACATGGTGGAAGCCTGGGACTCGGCGGCTGGCGTCTGGACCGTGAAGGTGTTGCAAATCAGTTCCGGCAGCCTCGCCACGCCATTCTCGGCAACGTAATAACAACAATCGTTCGACTGCGTAAGCAGCTATCACCCGGGGCCGGCAACCGGGGAGCGAAAGCCGGCACCCCTTTTTCTCCTTCTGATAGAGGACACACATGGAACGCAGTTTGTTGATCGGTTGTGGCAAGAACCACGCCAAGCAGTTACAGTACGGCGGCAAGGCGGAATGGACGGGCGAACTGACGACGCTCGACATGAACCCGGATTGCGGCGCTGACATCGTGTTCGACATGGAGCGAATAACGGCGGCTCGCCATCCGGCAATTTGGATGAGCAACTTTCCGGTATTGCCGTTCGACAACGATGCGTTCGACGAGATCGGCGCCTACAACTGCCTTGAGCATTGGGGCCGTCAAGGTGACTGGCGCGGCTGGTTCGCCGAGATGGCCGAATATCACCGCATCCTCAAGCCGGGCGGGACGATGGGCATTCTCGTCCCCATCGGGCCGGATGCTTTGGCCGACCCCGGACATACCAGGTTCTTCCAGCAGAACTACTTCGGCTTTCTGAGCCAGAAGTTCTACGAGATGAACGAGGTCAAGCAAACCTGTTTTACCGATTATCGGTGGTTTTGGAAGCTCGACTTCGACATCCTCTACATGGAGGAGGCCGGCGGGCACCATCTGGCCGTGGTGCTGAGGAAAGCATGACGACGACCCAGGACATCAAACCCAGCGGCGTTGACGTGACGCTGGAAGGCCTATCGGTCATGGTCGGCATGCCAACCCACCGGGACATTCCGCCCAAGACGACGGCCTCGCTGTGGGCAACCAAAGAGCGTTGTGACCGGCTCTCGATTCCCTGCGACCTGGGGATGATCGTTGCCGGTCTGATCGACGGCAGAAACGGCGTCCTGGACGACTTCCTGCGGAGCAAGGCAAACCGCCTGTTCTGGATCGACTCAGACCAGACGTGGCGGCCGGCGCAGTTCATCCGGCTACTGGCGCTATCAAAGCTCGTCCCCATCGTGGGCGCGACCTACCCGGCGAAGATGGACCGACCGACGTTTTACGTTCGCCATGACGAAAAGACGGGCTTGGTCAGGAACGACATGGGTTTGTGCGAAGTGCAGGGCATGGGCCTTGGCTTCACCGTCATTACCCGCGGGCCGCTCGAGCGCCTGGCCGCATCCAAGCCCCGGGTGTTCGATGAAATCAGCGGGCGCGACATGGCCGACGTGTTCCGATGGGGCAAGATAGACGGCAAGCGGCAAGGAGAGGACATGGCCTTTTTCGCCGATCTGCGGGCGCTTGGCTACAAAGTAATGCTCGACCCGTTGACCGACATCGGCCACATCGGCGCGAAGGAATACACCGGCACCATCCGCGACGCAATGCGGAATTAACCAGGAGTAAAACATGGACAGATTTCAAATTACCGGCGTTTCGGTTGCGCTCGATGCGGCCGGCCTTGCGGACGGCATAGCCTACGTTGATCCGGGCTATGTGCTCACGGCAAACGACGCAGGCGACGACCTCGCGCATCTGATTACGATCCTCGGCAACGCGGCGACGAATCATTCCGCAAAAACCTTCACGATTACCGGGACCGGCCCCAACGGCTTTGCGCAGACAGAAGAACTCGCCGGCCCGAACGGCAATGTCACAGTCACATCAGTCAAGTATTTCAAGACGGTAACGAGCGTGACGGTCGATTCTACGACCGGCGCCGATACCTTCGACATCGGCTGGACGGCAAACAGCGTATCGGGGTGGGTTTTCCCGCAGCCTTCCGGGCCCGTTTTCAACATCGGCTTCGCCTGCATCAAGGACAGCGGCAGCCCGACCTACGGCGTGCAGCAGACCTATGACAACGGCGTCACGGCCTTCAACCACGCCTCAGTGACCAACGAAACCACCAGCCAGGAGGGCACCTACACATCGCCCGTCCAAGGTTACCGCCTGAACTGGACGGCGGCCGGCGGCGTGACGCTGTGGGCCTATCAAGTCGCGCTGAAGTAGTCCATGACGACCTACCTGCAGGGCGTGAAGGATTTGCGCCAGGAAACCACGGACAGCGGCACCGGGCCCAGCACGGTAGCCAGTCAGACCGGCGAACTCGGGCGGCTGTGTAAATGGTACAAGGATGCCTGGACGTCCTTGCAGCAGGAAAAGGACGACTGGCTGTGGATGCGCAAATCGTTCATCGTGAGCACCACGGAGAGCGACGGTGAATACGCCTACACCGACTGCAATGACACCGTGACGGAAACGGCGATTGCGCGTTTCGCGTTCTGGTACAAGCACGCTTTCAAGTGCTACCTGACCTCGGGCGGCGTTGGCGGGGAATACCCGCTCATCTGGATGCCGTGGGAGGCCTTTCGCCGCCGCTATCGGTACGGGACGCAAAACGACGGTCCGCCGTGCCATGTGAGCGTTGATCCGCTGCAGCAATTCTGTCTTGGTCCGAAGCCGAACGGCATTTACGTTGTCGGCGGGGACTACCAGCTCGGGCCGCAGATCCTTGCGGCCGATGACGACGCGCCGGAAATGCCGTCGCGGTTCCACGACCTGATCATGTTCCACGCGATGCTGAAGTACGGCGGCAGCCGGGTCGCGCCCGAGGCGATGCTGCGCGCGGCAACTGAGGCCGCGCCGCTGCGCGCCGCGCTGACGCGCGACCAGCGCCCATCGATCGGGCTAGGCGGGTCGATTGCATGATTTCTGCAAAAGCCCTGTCAAGGGCGATCGGGAACATCGGCCGGGCTGAACCAAGGCCGACAATGGTCCGTTTTGCGGGTGGGCTTGACCTCGAGACGCCCCCGCTGCTGGTGCCGCCTGGGTTTTTGCGATCATCGAGCAATCACGAATGCGATGTGAACGACGGCTATGGCCGCATTCTCGGCTATGAGTGCGTGGATGGGCGGCCGGCGCCCTCTGCCGCGGTGGCCTATGTCCTAGACATTACGCTGACCGGCGCAATTTCTGCGGGCGATACGGTGACCGGGGTCGATTCGTCTGCGACGGCGGTCGTCATCGCGGTGGCGTCCGGGCATATCGCCATCACGAAGATCGTCGGGACGTTCGTTTCAGGTGAAGTGCTCAACGTCGGCGGCAGTCCGCAGGCGACCACGACATCCGCGGCCAAGGGCGCATCCACGGCTCTGCTGCGCGCGCAATACAAGAACCTGGCCGCAGACAGCTACCGGGACGACATTGCCGCGCCTACCGGCTCAGGAAGCAACCGTGGCGGGGTCAAGTTCGGCGGCGTGCTCTACACGTTTCGCAACAACGCTGGAGGGACGGCGGTCGACGTGTGGAAATCCAGCGCAACCGGCTGGCAGCAGGTGACGCTGTACAACGAAATCAGCTTTACCGCTGGTGGCGCCGCAGAGCCGGACGAGGGCGAGACGCTGACGCAGGGGGGGGTGACGGCCACGGTCAAGCGAGTGGTGGCTACAACGGCCTCTGCGACGTGGGGGACGAGTTCCGCTGCCGGGCGGCTGATCATCACAACCCCGTCTGGCGGCAATTTCGCGTCAGGCGCCGCGACGTTCTCTGGCGGCGCGACCTGCACGCTTTCTGGAGTTGAGTCTGCGATCACGCTGCTCCCGGATGGGCGTTTTGAGTTCGTGGTGTCCAATTTCGGCGGGTCGGTAGCCACGAAACGGATATATGGCTGCGATGGCGTCAATCGAGGCTTTGAGTTCGACGGCAACGTGCTGGTGCCGATCACGACCGGGATGGCGACAGATGCGCCAGACCATGTTTATGCGCACCAGTTGCAGCTGTTTTTCTCGTTCGGGGCGTCAACGCAGCACTCGGCGCCAAGCACGCCCTACATCTGGAACGTGATCCTGGGCGCGTCCGAGATAGGCATGGGCGACACGGTGACGGGATACCAGACGCAACCGGGCAGTGAGTCAAACGGCGCGCTGGCCATCTTCACCCGCAACAGGACCGACATTCTTTACGGGACCGGCGTAGCTAACTGGCAAAAGATCAATTACCGAGACGAGCTTGGCGCCTACGCTTATTCGATTCAGGATGTTGGCTACACGATGTTCCTGGATGACCAGGGCGTGACGAACCTGCAGACCGCGCAGGTGTTCGGCAACTTCTCGCATGAGGCATTGAGCGCGCGCATCAAGAAGTGGGTGAACGGGAAGCGTACAAAAATCACGGCGTCCTGCGTCGTCAGGGACAAGAGCCAGTATCGGCTGTTCTTTTCCGATAATTACGCGCTCTTCGCCACGTTCAACAAGAAGAAAGTCGTCGGCATGATGCCGGTGAAGTTGGACCATGCGGCGACCTGGGCCTGGTCGTCGGAAGAATCGGACGGCTCCGAGACGGTCTATTTCGGCGCGACCAACGGCATGGTGTATCAGATGGAACGCGGTACGTCGTTCGACGGCGAAGCCATCGCGCATCACCTGAGTCTAGCCTGGGATTTTCTCGGAACGCCGAACCTGATCAAGCGATTCCACGGCGCGAACCTGGAGGTTTCGGGGACGGGTTATGCCGAGTTCGAATTCACCTACAAGCTCGGATACGCATCGACCCTGATTGCCCAGCCAGGCACGCAGACGGATGAGCTGTCGTTTTCTCAAGGAACCTGGGACGCTGGGCTGACATGGGATTCCGGGATCAAGTGGGACGGTCAAACGCTGTCGCCGTCAATGATGGAAATGGGCGGCGAGGGCGAAAACGTCTCACTCACGATTCGGGGCAGTTCTGACTATCACGAAGCCATCCGGTTTTCCGGGGCCATGATCCATCACGCGCCAAGGCGTTATTTGCGGTAACGGAGAAAGACGATGCCAGACTTCTATGCAAATTCAAACGATCCGGCCGACGAATCGGACCTTGACTCATCGGTAATTCGCGCGGAATTCGCCGCGATTGCGCTGGGGTTCACGAAGATCGCCGGATACTCCAGCGCGGCGAACCGGATTCCACACATCAATGCCGGCGCGACATCCCAAACGACCACCGCCGGGTTTGAGTTCGACGGAACGACGCTCACGGCGCCGAACCTTACCGTCACGACGGACGCCACAGTAGGCGGCACGCTTGATGTCACCGGCGTCACAACGCTGACCGCGCAACCGATTCTGTCCAGCCTTACCGCCTCGCAAGCGGTGTTCACAGATGGATCGAAGGGGCTGGTATCGAATGCGATTACCGGCACTGGAAATGTCGTAATGTCCGCCAGCCCGACGCTGACTGGCACAATCAACGCAGCAGCGCTGACCCTATCCGGCAACCTGACGGTAGGCTCCCTCACCCCCGGCCGCATGCCGCGCGCCTCTACCGGCGGCCTCCTGCTCGACGACGCCAACAGTCCGACTTGCGATGCGAGCGGGAATGTGGCAGGCGCTGCTGCGGCTACTCTGAGCGGCTGGAAAGTCGGATCATTCGGCTCGGCAGGCAATCAAGGATCGGTCAAGATTCTCGGATCGACGAGCGGAACGGCTACGCTGACGACGGATGCGACGGTTACGACGGTTACGCTGGACAAACCATTTACTAGCACCAACTCCCTTTCCGTTACTGCGACGGAAGGCGTCAATGCGCAGCTTAATTTGTGGTCTGACGACGGGGACGACAACGCGGATAAGTGGGCGCTAATATCCGACGCGACGACTAATTTTCTTGCCATAAGGAACAGTGCTGTAGGTGGTTCAGGGGCTGTTGCAGTTTTCGACTATATTGGCAATCTGCAAATCGGCCTGTCAACCGATTTCACTACGCGTTCGACGACGCAGCCCACAAGGGCGCTCACGCTCTATAACGGCACAGCGCCGGTGGGGACGTTGACCAACGGCGTCACTTTCTATTCCGCATCCGGGGAAGCTCGTGTGATGGATGCGGCGGGTAACTCTACCCTGCTGTCGCCGCACAACACCGAGGGACGATGGATTTACGATTCAGTATCCCCTGTCACCGGCAAGCACCTGCGCGTTGACATGGAAATGTTGGTCAAGGCGGTCAATGATTTTATGGGCACTGATTTCGTTCACGAGAGTGAGATATAGCCATGACTTGCGAAATAGACACTGACGACGGTTTTGCGGCCCTTTCGGGTGATTTCAGTTATGGACTGCTGCACCATCTTGAGGGCGGCGGGCACGGCAAGGCGACGCTCGGCAGTTCATCTGTTTCGTCCGGGTCCGGCAGATTCGATTCTTACTCAATACTGGAACTGGTCCATCGACAGGGGATGCCCGACATAGATAACACTCAGACCAACGAGATTGATTGGATCGCGACCACGAACACGGTAGGCAATTACACAAATAAGAAAATTGCCGCTATAGAAGTATTTTTGGAGGGTGTGACAGCATTAGACCGTGGAGGAAAGTGGCACCTGAACACGAAACGAGATGGCGGCGTATTGGAGCTGGCACTTGAAATAGACAATAAACAGCGCACGTGCATCGGACAGCGGGGGACGGCTGCGGAGCCGACGCTGGTTAATTTCTTCCAGAAAACCACTGGGTTGTTCTGGATAGCGGATGGACCGAATTATTCAGTTGGTGTTTCCGTTGCCGGGGTGGAAAAGATGCGGGTGCGCACCGATGAAATAAAGTCGTCTGTGCCGCTCACCATAGCGCCGCTGGCAGGAATAGGTATCAGGCCAATAGGCGTTGATGCAAACGGTCAAATTGTCGTTTTATAGAGGTGAGTATGAACCTAGACGCAGATGCAATGCTGAAAGAATCCGCTGACTGTGCGCAAGAGATAGCTGCTGCATTTACAAGCAAGCGCGTACTGCTCGCCGGGCAACTCGGTGCGGCGGCAAAGATGCTCGAAGCCGCGAAGGAAGAAATTGAGGGACTGCAAAAGCAGTTGACGGACAAGGAGCCGAAAGATGGATGACATCCTGCGCGCCCCGTTAGACGCAGGGCTGCTCTACCCGCAAATCTGGCTCGCCGCTGCGTTGCTGGCGCTGAAGCTGTTCGACTGGTGGAGTACCCATTACATCGTCGTTCGGAAGGGCGGGACGGAAACCATGTCACTCGCCCGCTGGCTGATGGCAAAGCTCGGCCCGCGTCTTGGTCTCGCCGCCGACTTCGCGCTCGTCGCCATTGCAGGCTGGATCATGTACCCGCTGGAATGGTATCTGCTCGCTGGCGTTGTCATCTGGTACACATACTGGATGTCGTTGCAGTGGGGTGATGTGGAAGATAGCAGGTAATAACCGAAGCGGATGAGCTAAAAGCGCATTTTGCAAGCCGCCGCGAGCGGCTTTTTGTTGTCAACAAGGAGGTCGATAGTGAGCAATTCTGCAGAAACCATGGTCATCGAGACAACGGCCGGAGTGGTTGTCAAAGCGTATAGCGGGATAGTGAAGATGAACGAGGAGATCCGGCTTGGGCAGGAGTCGGCCTGGGCGGTGATGGGCGTGCTGCGCCGGCAAAAGCCGATCGTTGAGGACTTCGAGAAACGGCAGTTGAGGCTATACAAGGACGCTGGCTTCGTGGTTGGAATTAATAGCGGCATGCAGCTTGAGTTTGCCGCAAAAGGTCAGGACGAGACACTGGAAGCGTTCACGGAAAGGAAGGCTGCGCATATCAAGAAAATCGCGGAATTGAACGACGCATTTGATGAACTGCGCGATCAGCCGGTGTCAATCGAATGCAAGCCGCTGACGCGCGGCCTGTTTGATGACCAGCCGAACACGCCGGACGACAGGAAAATGAAATTTAATCCGAACTGGCTGGTTGACGCCGGCCCGTTCCTGGTCGACTGAGGAGATTGCCATGGCTGGACTGATCGCAAGTGTATTACCCAATCAGCAGAAGGTAATGACCGCCGGGACGAGCAACTATGACCCGACGAAGCGAACGGTCGCGGCCAACGAAACCGTATCCAGCCAGCTCGACAAAATCCTAGCGAAGGACAGCCCGATGGTGACGCGGAGCGTGGCGGGTTCGGTGCAGGCAGCGAACTCCCGCGGGCTGGTCAACAGCACGATGGCGGCGCAGGCCGGCGAGGCTGCGGCCATCGATGCGGCTCTGCCGATCGCCGCAGCGGACGCGGCCACCTACACCACCGCGTCGCGCGATAACCAGGCATTCGAGAATCAGGCAGGGCAGTTTAATGCCGGCGCAAAGAACACCGCGAACCTGAACGCGTCGGCCGCCGGGAATACATCGCTGATGTCAACACAGCAGGCTGGCGAGCAGACCGGGCTGATCCGCGTGCAGGGCGAGCAACAGCGGCAGACCCAAGCGCAGCAGATCGAGGGGCAGAAGACGCTCGCAAAAATGGACACGGAAAGCCGCGCGCAACTGCAGAAGATGCAGAACGACACCACGCTGTCCGTCGCCGAAAAGCAGGCGGCAACGTCAAAATTCAACGCCGAACTGGCCGCCAGTACGCAACGGGCGATACAGGCTGTCGACAACGCCTTCAAAACCGCCTATCAGACGGCCGACACCGCGGCGAAGGCGATGCTCCAGGAGGCGGACAACGCGACAAAAACAGAACTGGCCACGATCCAGGCGAACTACCAGACCTTGATGCAGACGAGCGCGAGCGCCACATCGATGTTCCAAAGCGGGATGTCGATGATTACGAACGCCGTTGCCGACAGCACGATTTCCGCTACCGACAAGGCCAAGCTGATCAACGGCTATCTAGGCTGGATGAAGCAGGGCATGAACGTGATCGGGAACGTGAACGGGGTGGATGTGTCCGACCTGCTGAATTTCTCCACGGTAAGCGCGTAGGCCATGACCAACTTTGAAAAACCGACGTTTATCCCGCCGAAAATCATAAACGGCGAATTTGGGGGTGAGGTCACCCCAGGAACGGGCGTTTGGGTGGTCGGGGACAAGCCGGCGGATTCGGTCTACGACATCTACAACATACCCCGCGCCGATTCGGGCGAGGACAATAAGTACGATTTCGTCAACTCGTTGATCGCGCAGGGCGCAACCTATGCGGACGGGACGCCACTCGACGGCACGGACCGGATGTGGGGGCAGCCGGTCTTTGTTCCAAAGGAGCGCAGCGACCCGGGTAAGATCGTGAATGCCGTTGACCTGAATCCGAAGGAAGAAGACGGGTGGCTGGGTCTAGGGGGGTTTGGAGACGCGCTTTTTCTCGGGGCCATGGTGACCGTCGCCGGCTGGGCGGCTGGTGCTTGGGGCGCGGGGGCGGCGGGCGGCGCAGGGGCGGGGGCCAGTACCGCGGGCGCCGGCTCGGCCCTGTCGGACATCGCCGCCTTTGAAGCGGCCTCCGCGACAGTGCCCGCGGCAACCGGCGGCGGGATCATCAATACTGCGCTTACCGGCGCGGGCAAGAGCGCGTTAATCAATAGCGGCGTGCAGCTCGCCACAACCGGGAAAATCGACCTCAAGAAAACCGCGGTCAGCGCAGCCGCTGGTGGTTTCGGAAGCGTGATCGGGGATTACGTCGGGAACACGCTCGAACTTGGCTCGACTGCTGGCCAACTGGCCGGCGCGGTTACGGGCGCCGTGGTCGGGGGTGCGCTTTCGGATACAGGCGCGGCAGTTTCCGGGGCGGTTGGCGCCGGCACGTCAACGGGCGCGTCGACCAACGCAACGTCGACCAACGCAACGCCTGCCGTCAACAACGCAGGGTTTGGCTTCGGCGATGTCTCGTTGAAATTCAAGCCGGTCGCGCGCGCAACGAATTGGTCAACGCCGCGCATGAATTGGTCGGCATAAAGGAGAAGCGTCATGGGATGGGAAGACGAAATGTATAGCGCCCCCGGCGCTTACGGTGCCGGGCAAACCGATCCGGGGCAAACCGATCCGGGATACATCGATCCCGGGTACGTAGAGCAAGATGCGACTGCGGCCTATGACACCGGCGAAGACGACATGTTTTCTGCGGCGTCGATGGCTGTGTTCGATTCGATTTTCAACAGCGCGGAATACCAGGCGCCCGCCGGAAATGCGGACACCGCGATTGCGCCGGAAACATCCGGCGCGGAAACAGACGGCAAGGCCAATGTGAAGGACGGTTGGCTCGATAAATTGCTCTACTCCGTGAAGAACGACATCAACTGGAAGAGCGACAAGGTGCAGGTCGCGGCCATGACGATCGGCGCCGGCGCGATTGCTGGAATCGGGAAGGGTATCGCCGACAAGGAAAAGATGAAACTGGAGGAGAGGAAGATCAATACCGCCGAAATGCTCGCCAAGTCCCAGGCCGACATCGCGGCCCAGCGGGCGCAGAACCAGAACTTCTCCAATTTCCAATTCAATGCGCCAACCGACGCCGCCGGGCAGCCGGTCGGCTTGATCAACAGGGCGGCGCGCGCGCGGCTTACGCCGGTAACCAAAAGGGTGCTCAGATGAAAAACCCGAGCGATCAAACCAACGTCCGCAAGGTGGTATTGGCCGGCAAGAAGCTGATGTTCAGCGAGAAGACCTGGCCGACGTTCAAGCAGGGCATGCAAAAAGACATGCCCATGCCGGAAAAACTCGCCACCGAGACTGTCGGGATCATGTCGCTGCTGCAAGACAAGGCGAACGGGTCGATTCCGCGCAGCGTGCTCATGCCGGCCGCGGCGATCCTGCTGCTGGAAATCGCAAAAGCCATCGCAGACGCAGGCTATGGCGAGCCGACGCCGCAGGACATCAAGGCGGCGGGGCCGATGTTAAAGCGGCTGATGCAGCAACAATTCCAAGGTTCGCAGGCGCCAGAGCAGGCGCCAGAGCAGGCGCCGGCGCCTGAAGTCGCGCAGCAACCGCCAGGGGGCGGCATCATCAACCAGGCGCAGCAAGGGGGTATGTGATGGGGCTCATTTCTTCCGTGATGGGCGGCGCGCTGCGTGGCGCTGGCGAGGCGGGCGTCAAACTCGGGCTGAACGAGCAGGAGGCGCTGATCCAGAAAGACCGCGACGCGCGGATTGCCGAGGCCGCGCAAGAACTTCAAGCACAGCGCCAGGCTGGCGCGGAAAGCCTGCAAAAGCAAGGAAACGAAGCCGCTGATTTGCGCCAGGGCAGAACCATCCAGGCGCAACAGGTGGAGGGCACGCTGAACCGCGAGCAGCGCGCGACGGAAATTGAGGCCAGCGGTGCGCGCGACGAGCGCCAGCACACGGAGCGCATGGCGGTCCTTGGTAAGCAAATATCGCAACAGGCGGCGCAAATCAAGATGGAGCAGTCGAAGGTTGATATGCTCCAGGCAACCCATAGCCTAGACGTGAAGCAGAAGAAAGCCATCGATACCGCGCGCGATGCCTACGTCAGCGAACCCGATCCGGAAAAGAAGATCGAGTTGGGCGCGCAGTATATGACCCTGCTGGGCAAGGTCGGCGAGCGGTACAAGCCAATCGAGAGCATGGACCCGACGACGATGGAGAAAAAGGTGACTGGATTTGTCGATACGCTGTCCGGCAAGGTCATTGGACCCCAGGGGAAGTCATCCAAGAAGGGAGCGTCAGCAGAGCCGCCACAGGCAGCGATTGATTTGCTCCGCAAGAACCCGAAGGTCGCGCCGCAATTCAAGGAAAAATATGGCGTTGATCCTGCGCAGTACCTGCAAGAATCTTCCGCTGCCGTATCTGTTCCTGGGCGCCCACTCTATAACGCCAAGAGCACAGATCTCACTCGATTGGCGTCGCGCCCGAAAGGAGTAAGCGTCGCACAAGCGCGAGAGGCGCAGGCGGAGCTTGACACAAGGAAGGGCGAAGCGCGGATGTCTGGGGGATAAGCAATGCCCAATGTGTTTGATCAGTTTGATCAGCTTGACCGAGCGCCGCTCGCTGATGCTTCAGGTGGAAACGTGTTCGACCAATTCGATACCGGGGTAAAGCCACCGGAACCATCTGGCGACACCTCCAAAGGCTTTAAACGCGCCTTCGCACAATTACCAGAACTCGCCTATGGTGCCGGGGCGCTCGCCTCCATGTCAGCCGAGAACCTGTTTGGCGAAGGTGGTCTATCTACCGCAGCCAAGAACTATTTCGGCGAGAAGTTCGCCGCCAAGCAGGCCGAGAATCAGCAATACGCGCCATCGGTCGAATTCACCGATGCTTGGGAAAACCTCAAATCAGGCGACCTCGGCAGCATGGTGGATTGGCTCCAGGACTCTGCGGGCTATGTGGCGGGGCAGGCGATCCAGACCGCTGTTACCGGTGGCATCGGCGCCGTCGTTGGCAAGGCGGGGCTTTCCGCTGCCACACAGAAGATGCTCGGCGGCGTCGTTGCCAAACAAGCCGCGAAGATCGCCGAGGAAACCGTTTCCAAGCAAGGCTTGACCGCTGCCGCCGCAGAGCTTGCCATCAAGTCCGTCCTCCCTGAAGCCACGAAGATCGCCGCGCAGCGCACCGCCCAGGCAATTGGTGCAGGTATCGCCCTGCAAGCGCAGAACCTTGGCATGGAAGCCGGGGACATCTACGGCGGGCTGATCGAGGAATCTGAAAAGACTGGCAAACCAATTACCGGGGACGACCTCCTGCGGGCATGGGGCGCTGCCGCCGTAGCTGCGGGAACGGAAACCGCGACGGACTTGCTTGGATTGGGGGCTGTCACAGGCCGCTTGAACATCGGCAAGATGACCGGACTAAGTGGCAGGGCCGCGAGGGGCGCGGCTGGTGCTGCTGTGGGTCTACCAATCGAAGCCGGGCAGGAATACGTGCAAACCGGCCTCGAGCAGTACGGCGCCGGGAAGCCGACCGATACCCCGGAAGCCGAACGCGAGCGCATCAACGCCGCCGCGGTAGGCGGTCTTGGTGGCACGGTTGTCGGCGGTGGTGCCGGCCTCATATCGTCGGCGCAACAGCAAGGCCAACTCGAGGATCACGCCCGCAACGAGGAGCGGGTCACCGCCGAGGGCTTGGAGAACATCGACGCCGCCCAGGACGCCAACTCAGCCATCCAGGCCGCCACAGAGGCCACCAGCCAGCCGGTAGGACCGGCAGTTGGCGCGAACATAACCGTCAACGATTCAGAATTGACGGGATTGATCGAAAGCGAGGCGCGCGATCAGAAGGCGCGTTTTGCCGAACAGCAGGTAGAACGCGCAAAGCAGGCGGAACTGGACGCGATCCAGGCAGGGACCGCGCCGAGCACGCCGCAACCGCAAACTGCCATGGCGATTGCCATGCAAGAGGCCCGGGCCCGCGCAAGGCAGCAAGAGCAGGACAGGATGGCCCAAGAGGCTGCCGCACAGGACCAGGCTGTTCAGGATGCCGCCAAAGCCGCAGAGCAGGCCAGGGCGCCGCAGCCGGAGGATCTGCCGATTTTGCAGCGCCTGATGAAACGCGAGCCGGTATCGGACACGGAAGGCCAGGCTGTGCTCGTCAAGGGCTTTGTCGCGCCCCGCGGAGACGGTACGCTGAAGGTCATCGAGAAAGGGCTGAAAGCCCGCAATTTTCTGCTTCGGCAGGCGACAAAAGAACAAGAGCAGGGTCAACCTGCCCAACAAACACCGGCGATTGCGCCGAAAACCGTCGCAGGCGTAGCCGTAGACCAGCACAGCGACGCGCAGCTGCAGACCCTTGCCACGGATGCCATGGCGCCGGCGAACACGCGCCACGCGGCCGCTGCGGCACTACAGGCGCGGAAACAGAACCCGGAAGACCAAAGCAGCCAGCCTGTAGCTGAAAGCCAAGCCCTCGCCCCGGAAGCGAGTGATACCGGCGTAGCGCCCGGTCAGGCGGCTACTTTGCCGGAACAACAAGAAGCCGCGCCCGCCGCCCAGGCGGAGCCGGCCGCCCCCATTCAAGCCGAAGTCGAACGCTTCCAGGGCCAATACGGGAAGGGCATGAACATCACCCCCGCCCGTGTAGCCCTGAAAGAGCGCGCCGCCAAACAGCCCGATCTGACCTGGACCATCGAAAAGTCAACGATTCCAGAGTTTCCGGACCGCTTCGACGTGGTTGGCCGGAAGCCCGCAGAAGCCGCTACAGCCGCACAACCGGCCGCCCCTGCCCAACCTACCGCCGGACCAGAGAAAGCCGCGCCGGCGCCCGCCTCACAAGCAGAACCGGCCAAAGCGCCGCCTGTCCGCATCAACGGCCAACTTCCCGCTGAAATGAGCGTTACCGCCCTGCAGCTGGCGGCCGAGAACGCCCCCTATTTCGACCAGAAAGCCGCCGCCACCGCCGAGCTCAAGACGCGGGACAGGAAGGGCGAGACGATTTTCGGCATGACCGTGGACCAGCTCAGCGATAAGCAACTGGCGATTGCGGCCAGCAAGGGCAAAAAGGGCGTCAAGCCGCTTGCCCGGGCAGAGATCGCGAAGCGTACCGCAGATGCCGAGCAGCTTGCCGAGCGGATAAAGGAGCCGGGGACGGCCGAAACGCTCAAGTCGCTGGCAGATCAGGCAGGCTGGGCCGAGCGCGGCGGTCACATGATTCGCACCAAAACTGGTGAAGCCGCCGGCGAGGAAGTCATCAGCCGCACGAAATGGATACCTCGCGCCGAATGGTGGCCGACCCGCCCCGTCCAAGAGAATGAGGGCTACTACCGCGCCGCCGTCGACAAGGCTATTGCCGGCGACAAACTGACCGGGAAGCAGGCCCAGGTCGTCCGGTTCCTGCTCGATCTGGCGCAGTACGAGGGCGAGGATGTTCCACATGAAACAACCCAGGCCGAAGCCGAGCAGGCGCAAGACTTTGTGGATTCGTCAGAGCAAGCCACGGACTCATGGTCTACAATGACTGAGGAGCAGAAAGAAGATGAACTCGACAGCCTTTTCGGAAAAAGCACGCGCCCTGCCGCTGAAGGTGAGAAAGCTCGCGCGCCAGCTGCTCAAGGCGAAGTGGGACAGGCAGAGCGCCCCGCCCTCGACCTCGCCCGGCAAACAGAAGACGACCTAAAGGCCAAGGCCGCCAAGGAAGAAGCAGCGGCAAAGGCGAAAGCCGACGCCGAGAAAAAAGCCGCGGCCGACGACCAGCGCGGCGGATTCACGCTTACCGGATCTGACCGGCCCGCCGATGTGGGTGCCGCAGCCGGCCAGGCGGACATTTTCGCCCAGCCAGCCAAACCCGCCGCCGAAATGTCCGCCGCCGACCTCCTGCGTGCTGCGGCAGCGAAGATGGATGAGGCGGCCAGTGGTAAGATGCCCGCCATGGCCCAGGACAAATCCGCTGCGGCCGATCAGCCGACTCCTGCCGCAGCGGGCGAATCCGGGGTAAGCGCGGACCAACTTGCTCGGATATTTGACGAAAACCGGTGGCTTGATCGCGGGTTGAAGATTGGAACCAAAACAAAACTTTATCGCGGAGAGGATCAGAATACAGGGCGGCGCGTTGGAGGCGAAGGGCGCGGGCTATACACCACCACCGACAAAGACCAAGCCAAAGGCTACGGCGCCATCAAGGAAATGTCCCATGGTGATCTTCCGAAAAACCCAATTCGATTTCGAGATGTCGCATTCTTTGGTGAGTGGCGCCGCTTTGTTGTGCGCGAACTCGGGTTTGAGCGCGAATCTGAATTTGAAAAAGCCTACAGTCCTCATGCTGATGTCTGGATACGCCAATTAGACAGTAGCATTGACGGCGTTCAAATCGGAACAGGCCACGGCGCTTTCTTCGTCAAATTTCCGAATGAGCCCTCCGCTGGCATTTCTTCGCCAGTTGCCCCAAATCGTAGCGAAACTACGACCAAGCCCGCCGATCTAGTCGGCCAGATGGTCAAATTCAAGATCACCGCACCAAGCGGCGAGACCAGCGCAGCGGGGCGCGTACTCAGTGTGCGGCCGGATGGCAAACTCGACATCAGGCTGCAGCAAGGCGGATACGTCCAACTTGCCGCCGATGAAGTAACGCCGTTTGCCTCGATCACGGCAGAAAAAGAGGGTGGGATTGCTGACAAGAACATTCAGGATTTCGGCGAACGCATCGCGGGCGCCCGGAAGGACTACGCCGCCAAGCTCGCCGAAGCCAAGAGCGCGGACATTGCCGCCGTCCCGCTATCGCAATCTTGGCCCGAGCCGGATTACCAGAAGTTGTTCGATGGCGGCTCGAACGCATGGGCCGTTGCCTTTATGCACGCGGCCCGGGACGAAGTGCCGACGAAGCCAAGCCAATCGTGGAAGTTGCAGCGATGGGTTGCGATGGTCGAAAAACTGCGCGACACATCCCTTGAACTCGCTGCCGGCAACCTGAGCGTTGAGCGTGCGCGCGAACTGCTTGCGGGCAATAAGGGCCTCAACACGGTCGCCGATCGCGTTGACCTCTACCAAGAAGTTGGTCACGCCAAGAGCCTGAGAGGCATCAGGATCAGCGAGGGCGTCTATTCGATGTACGACCGCGTGGCCTACGATCCGCCGAAAGTAATCTGGTCCGTCGAAATGAAGGCCGCCAACACCGCCATGAGCCGCTGGCCGAAGATGATTGCGACTGGCGGCACGCGCGCCGAAGCTATCGCCGCCTTCAAGAAGTCATGGCTTGAGACAACCCCAGAGCAGGACGCCACCAAGGCGATCGACTTCCAGATTTACAGCAAGCGCGGCTCAAAGGAAATCTTCATCGGCAAGAAGATTGGTTCGAACGTTGCCGAATTGAAAGGCGGATTCGCCAATGCCAAAGAAGCGCGCGCATGGAAGGCAGAGAATCAGGCGGAGTTGTTGCGACTGCTGGAAAAATACAAGGATGTGCCCTACGAGCGTAATGAGACGAACTCGCCCAGGGTTGGGATTGACCACAGGAACGGAGCCGATGTCACGCCGGAGCGGTTCACGGAAGCCTTCGGTTTCCGCGGGGTCCAATTCGGGAACTACGTCGAAGACGCCAAGCGCCAGCAGGATCTAAACGAGGCATACGATGCCCTCATGGACCTGGCAGGCGTGCTCGGCATTCCGTCGAAAGCGCTATCCCTGAATGGTGAGCTTGGCCTTGCCTTCGGCGCTCGTGGTACTGGCGGGAAGCACGCGCCGTCCGCGCATTATGAGCCCGTCCAAGTCGTCATCAATCTGACCAAGGCGCGCGGCGCCGGCAGTTTGGCGCACGAGTGGTTCCACGGCGTCGATAACTACTTCGCTCGCATGGGTGGGAAGCCAGCCGGCTACCTGTCAGAATCGACCACGGCAGGGGCACCCGTTCGCCCGGAGATGGTTGAAGCCTTCAAGAAAATCAGGGAAGCGATTCGCAAGACCGACCTGATCAAGCGTTCGCAACGCCTCGACCAAACTCGATCCAAGCCATATTGGGCGACCGGCCTTGAGATGGCGGCCCGCTCGTTCGAGTCATACATCGTCGCAAAACTCCAAGATCAGAACGCCTCGAACGATTACCTTGCAAACATCGTTTCAGAGGACTATTGGAAGGCAGCTACCGCGCTCGGCGTTGAGAAAGACAACACGTTCCCCTATCCAACGGCCGACGAAATGGCAGTTGTCCGCGCGGCATTCGATCATTTCTTCCAGACGATCGAGACCCGCGAAACCGACAAGGGCGTGGCGCTCTATAGCCGCACCCCAAAAGGCGCCCCGGTTTCTACGGGAATCACCACCCCCGAAATCCAAGCCCTGAATGACAAAATGGCCGAAGACCTCGGCGACCCAAAATGGAGAAACGCATATGCCTTGGCTCAGCCCGGAACTGCACGTACTAATATCGCCGCCGCTATCAAAGCGGCTTTTGGCAAAGATACGGTCTTTATCGCGCATCAGATTCCTGAAGGCTCAGGATTCGAGGGGATTTCCTACGGCGGAAGAATCTACGTCAACATTGCCAACGAGCAACATGGATTCGTCAACATCCTCGGACACGAATTGCTTCACCAAATCAAAGAAGATTACCCGGAAGTCTATGAATGGTTCGCCGGAGAAGCAGCCAATTACTATCGTCCCGGTGCCACAGAGCGTTATGGACGCAATCTCGAAAAGACTGGCGCGGAAAACTTCGACGCGCAAGAAGAACTCTTAGCAGATTTCACCGGGGACGCGCTGGCCGACCCTGAGTTTCTGAAGGTTTTGGCAAACCACGATCCGTCAAAGTTCAAACAACTGTTAGACGCGGTTGTAACGTGGCTGAAGCGAGTCGCCACCAAACTCTACGGGAAGGGCTTTCGGTCATCGGAATATTTCACTGATACCAATAAACTACGCGGCTACTTAGCGGGAATTTTGGACGCCTACGCAGAGCAAAACAAGCCGAGCGCGATTGACGGGGCAGCGCCGCCGAGGTTCAGCCGCGCCACCGCGCGCGGCGGCATCGCCAGGCGCGACCTCCAGGCCGTCATCGACACCGCGCGGCGCAGTTTCAAGAACCTGCCGAAAATCGTCATCGTCGACGAAAAGACGGACATCCCGGAAGGGCTCGCCGCGGCAATGGAGGGCGTTGATGCGGTAGAGAATATCGAGGCGGCGCTGCATGACGGCGTGATCTATATGTTCCGCTGGAACACCCGCAGCATGGCGCGCGCCGAGCACACCCTGCTGTCCCATGAATTGCGGCACTACGGCCTGCGCGGCACGTTGGGCCCGAATTTGGACCCGATACTGCGCAACCTGTACCTGAACAACCGGGCGCTGCGCCAGCGCGCGGACGCCATCCGGAAGAAATTCGGCCTGTCCTCGATCGCCGAGGCGACAGAGGAGGCGCTGGTGGAGACGCCCCAGGCCGAGCTGGTGAAGCTGACCGGGTGGCGCAAGTTCGTGCTGTATGTCCGCGACGCGCTGCGCCGGCTGGGCCTGACGCGCCTGGCCGACGCGATCGACGCGCGCCTTGACGACCAGCAGGACCGGCTTTCGTCGATCGAGATCAGCCGGATACTGAATGTTGCCGAGGAGTGGGTGAAAAACGGCAGGGCACCGCCGAAAGACTGGATGGAAGGGACGCGGTTCGGGGATGCGATGTCGCGCAGCGGGCTGTTATCCAAAGCCAGGCTGCACGCCTACGCAACCGACCACGAAAACCGCCCGCTGATCCAGCTTGGTGTCATGTCGCTGGCGGAACCCGAGCAATGGTCGAAACAGGGCGATGTCACGAACTACGAGCACGTTGTTGTTTCCAAGGGCGACGAAGTGGGTATTGTGTCGCTGGGCTGGAGGGGCGATCAGGCGGTGCAGTTGCACAACATCCGCACTTTCTCGGGTGGGCGCGAGAATGGGTACGGCACGCGGATACTGGACACGATCTTGACTAACAACGACCCAAATACTACTCTTTGGATTAGACACGTCACGCCCGAGGCCCGCCAATGGTGGATCAATCGCGGCGCGCAGATTTTCAGAACAGAGGAAGGTGAAGATGCGACCCTTACCAAAGCAGATTTCGACGCAGCCCACGCCGACCAACAAACAGATAGACGAACTGCGGGCGAAGCAAGCCAAGCGCGAGCCGAAACCGCTGTCGGAGAAGGCGAAAACGGAAGTGGCGACACTGGAAGGCAGCCGGGCGACGAAACAGTAGCCAGGTTCAGCCGCACGCCGACGGCTCCAGATTGGGTGAAGAAGCAGCCGACCGACACGCAGGAAGCCCTGCGCAAGGCCGGGGTATGGCACGCCCCGCCGACCCTCAAGGCCCGCGTCAAAGAATGGTCGAAGGACTGGCAGAAGCGCATGAAGCAAGGCGTAGTTGACCAGTTCGACCCCATCAAGGAGTACGACTACCACGCCTACATGCTGGCCCGCATGGCGCGCGGCGCCGACAATGCACTGGACGGCCTGCTCAACTACGGCACGGTCTACCTCGACAACGACGGCGCCGTGGACGTGAATTTCGAGCGCGGCGGGTTCCTCGGCATCATGTCCAAACTAGCGGGCGAGCATGACCGCTTCCTCGCATGGGTGATCGGCAACCGGGCCGGAAGGCTGCTGGCCGAAGGACGGGAGCACAACTTCACCGCGCAGGACATCTCCCGCCTGAAAGCCTTGAACCAAGGCCAAATGGCCGGCGGCGCGTCAAGGGCGCAGGAATACGCCCGTGTCAGGGCCGATCTGGACCGCTACAACAAGGCGGTGCTCGACATCGCCGAGAAATCCGGGCTGATCGACGCCGCCGGCCGGGTGGCGTGGGAAAAGGACTTCTACGTTCCGTTTTACAGACTCATGGAAGACGAGGCCGGCAAGCAGCAAGGACCGATCCCGAGCAAGGGGCTGGTGAACCAGTACGCCTTCAAGGTACTCAAGGGCGGTGAACAGGCTTTGGGCGACCCGATGGAAAACGTCCTCAAGAACTGGTCGCACTTGCTGGACGCCAGCCTGAATAACCAAGCCGCGCGGGAATCCCTGCTAGCCGCGCAGCGCGTGGGAGCTGTTGTGGAAGGAGACGAGGCAACCGTGCGGCAGATGGCGAAAGCGGCCGGCCTCAAAGAGGCTGTGGTGTCGTTCACCGACCAGGGCGAACAGCGTTGGTTCATGGTGGAAGACCCGTTCCTGCTCGACGCCATGAAAGCGATCGGCTTCACCGGGTTCCAGGGCGCCGGCATGAAGGTCATGCAGAAATTCAAAAAGTGGCTGACGATTGGCGTCACAGTCTCACCGACGTTCAGAATCCGCAACGTGATCCGCGACTCTCTGCAGATGATAGGGGCCAACCCGGCGAGCTACAACGTCCTGGGCAACGTCCTGACAGGATGGAAGGCGACGAAAGCCGACTCCCCGGAGTACGCCTCGATTCTGGTCGGTGGTGGCGTGATGCGCTTCGGAACCATCCTGGACGGCAACCGCGCTGAGCACGTAAAACGCCTTATCGAGTCCGGGGTAGACGACCAGACCATCCTGACAACTCCGCAGCGGGTCAAGGACGCCATGCAGCAGGCGTGGGACTGGTGGCAGACCGTTGGGGACCGGGCAGAGAACGTGAACCGCGCCGCGCTCTACAAGAAACTGCTGGCGGATGGGAAAACCCATCTTGAGGCGTCATTCGCGGCTCGGGACACGATGGACTTCTCGATGCAGGGCACTTGGGCGGCCGTCCGATTCCTGTCGCAGACGGTTCCGTTTTTTAATGCCAGGCTCCAGGGGTTATACAAACTCAGCCGCGGCGCTGCGGAAGATCCGCGCCGGTTCGGTATCGTGGTCGGCGGGGCAGCCTTGGCATCCATTGCGCTGCTACTTGCCTACCGGGATGACGACGAGTGGCAAAAACGTGAGGCGTGGGACCGTGAAACTTATTGGGCATTCCGGGTTGGCGATACGATGTTCCGCATCCCGAAGCCTTTCGAGATCGGCGCCATCGCCACCATCGCGGAGCGCGGCCTCGAAGCCATGATCTCGGACGAACTTACCGGCAAGCAATTCGCCGAGCGGGTATTCAGCATCGTGAGCCAGCAGCTTTCCATGAACCCGGTGCCACAGCTCGCCATGCCACTGATCGAGCTCTACGCGAACCGGGACAGTTTTACCGACCGTCCGATTGAGGGCATGGGCATGGAACGCCTGTCGAAGCCAATGCGCGCCGGCCCGTACACATCAGCCACCGCGCAACTACTCGGCAAAAACGGGCTCATTTCCCCCGTGCAGATCGACCACCTGGTAAGCGGGTACTTTGGATGGCTGGGCTCGCACATCGTCTCCACCGCAGACCTTGCTTTGCGCCCCGCGATGGATCTGCCGGGGAAGCCGGCCTACCGCGTGGATGACGTGCTGGTGGCGGGCGATTTCGCCAAGAACCTTCCGTCCTACCAGTCCAAGTACGTCACGCGCCTCTACGACCAAATGAAGGAAGTCCAGCAAGCGATGGCGGACCTCAGGGAACTGCAGAAGGTCGGAGCCATCGAGGAAGCCAAGGAACTGATCGAGGACAAGGGCGACAAAATCCGCCTCTACTGGCTCTACACGAACGCCCAAAAGCAAATGACGAACGTGAACCGGCAGATCAAGATGGTGCCGTACCGCGCCGGAACGGCTGCAGAGAAACGCGAGCGACTGGACGCGCTCTACAAGATCAAAAACAGGATTGCCGAGACTACCGAGAGATCAGCCAGATCGCTTCAGCGATAAGCGCAAGGGTCGCAAGCGTGGCCGCCGGCCGCGCCCATGAGTGGAGCCGCTCCACGTTAGAGCCAATCAGCCAGACCGCGCCGAGGACTATGAAGCCGACGAGGAAAGGGTAGTCCATGCCCGAAGTCTATGCCGGCCTGCGCCGGCAGGCAAGCGCAGCGCGGGTACTCGATGCTGGTGGGCGTTGAATGGGCCGCGTCGCTGGCTAAGTAGATTTTCCCCCGCGCTTCCCCCTACCTGGGCCGTTTTCGGGTGTTTCAGGCCGGTCAATTTATAGACTTCCAGATTTTTCCTTTGCAAATCAGCAAAAGTCGCTTGGTTTGTGATTCCGGTTGTCGTGGGTTCGAGCCCCATCAGCCACCCCAATTCAATGGGTTAGCTGCTGCGTTTTGCGAAATCTATAATACATAAATCGGCAATTATAGATTTCAACGCAGCGGCCGGACCTTCACCGGCGCCCGCTGATAGGTGCCGCGTGTCATCGCCGAACTCGCGTGGTCGAGCAATTCCTGCGCGTGCGCTGTCGGCAAGTCGCTCGCCGTCTTGGCCCGGATGTCGTTCTCCCTGAACGGCGCGCCGCCGGCCTTGAGGTAAGGTTCCATCGCCCGAGCCCACGCCGACTTGAAGCCGCGGCCGGTCAATGTCCCGCCGTTGCGCGCCGGGAATAGCGCGATCTTCACCACCTTTCCGTGCAACTTCAGCGCGGCCTCAACAGTTGCGCGCAGCGCCCAGGACCAGCGGACAATCTTCGTCCGCCCCGTTTTTGATATACCGATTTGCAGACCTCTATCGGTGATATTCGCCCTAGTGAGCGCGAGCAATTCCCCCTGCCGAGATCCCGTCAAGCGCTTCAGCAGCACATACGCCCGGAGCCTGTCCGGCGCCGTCATTTTCCACTTCGCCAGTTCGGATGTTTCGATGTACCGGCGCCGCGGCCTCTCCGTGTTCCGGCGCACCCCGTAGCAGGGGTTCTCGTTGATGTCCCAATCCCGCAATCCCATAGCCCAGGCGAAGGCTGAGGAAAGCAACGCGGCCTCGCGGTTAGCGCGCACGGGGGCCGGCTTTCCGTCCTTGTCGGTGCGCTCGCGCAGGTAACGCGCGACGTGCTGCCGCTTCACCGCCGACACCGGCATCTGCCCGAACACCATCCGCAGCGTCTTGGCTTCCTGCTCGTTGTCGTCCAGAGTGCGCATCGCCTTCGTGCCGGCGCGAACCTCTGCCTCGCGGTGCTTCAAGAAAGCGTCCAGAAGGGCGCTGACGGTCTGCGGTGGCGCGGCGCCCCTAGATAGCCGGTCGAACTCCGCGCGCGCCTCCCTGCCCCACTCCCGCCCCAAGGTGTGCCATTTGTTCGCCTGATCCAGATAGCGGTAGCGGCCATCCTTGAAATAGACGCGCGTGGGCAGGTGAAGATCGGTCAGGCGACGTCTGGACATGGGCGGCTATCTTACGCCCGATGCTGGAAAACGGTAAAGTCCGGCTCCGGCGCCGGCGGCTGGCCTAAACCAAGTCGGTGATCTACATGCGCGCGGGCGACGATGATCCTACCGAGCGCGTTCACTTCGTGCTTATAGCCCTTGGCTTTGAGCCAGGCAAGTTGATCCTTGCGCCTAGCCCGCCCGGTCAACTCGCGCAGTTCGTCAGCACTCAGGAACACCAACGCACCCAAGGAACGGCTCAAGCGGTTCTTTCCTCATCCGGCCAAATTCATCGACACGGATCAACGTCAACAACCAGCCGAGCAAGGCCAATTCAATGCCAAAATGAGCAAGCGTCTGGAGTTTGTGCGCGGTGAGTCTGCTGTTGATTTCGGCCTCAAACAGCGTCAACTTGCGGCGCCAATGGTCGATAGCATAGGCGTCCGGTATCAGCGGCATTATCCTCTTGAATGCGCGGTAATCGAGATCAGCGTCCTCTAGTGCTTCAGGTACGACAGAATCGCTAATGACCGCCCAAGCTACCTTATGGAAGGATTTCGAGACGGCATTGTGATTGCCATTCACAATCTTGGATATGATCTCTCCGTGTGTTTTCTTCGACAGGCAGCGTGGGTTATCCGGAACGCGCTTTCGATTCCATACCTTCGTGATCGTGGCCGCAGCGTTGGCTGCCACATACCGTTCCAGTTCCTCCGGCGCGATGAAACGAAGCGACCGGATGCGGGTGAAGATGATACGCCCGTCCCGCTCCTCGCGTTCAAGTGTCCGGACGGAGACCCCGCCAAGCTGGCGCGCGGCATCTTTCAGGGGGATCAGATCAGACACGGACAGGCGGCTCGGCGGCGAGGGTGAGGGAGTCTATGCGGGCGCGTGGGGTCATGGTTTCTCCTTATAGCTGCAAACTCGCGAATACAGGGGCCGAGCTGCGGGGCGCAGTATTATCTCTGCCTCGTGCCGGTCAATCAGAATAGCGAGGGCGTCTGTCTGCGCGTGCTTATTGCATAGCCGCTTGCCGTCGATTAGCACCTTGGCAATGAACGGGCAGCGCAGGTCAACCTTGTTGTCCCGCTTCCAACTTGTTTCAAAGGTAGTCGCCTCGCAACGGTCGCCATCTGTTTCAGCGGGCAGCTCGTGGCCACGCGTACTCATGCTCCCTCCTTCCCGCCGTCAGTCGGCGTGTCGTCGTGTAGTATGCCGGGAGAAGTGATTGGTACTGGCCGGTAAGGGTGCGCGCATCCAGCCGGCTCAGCGATTAACTGACCTATCCTGAATGTAGCTGGCCCAATATTAAACCTTGCTCCGCAGGCGGTGTTAGCGCAGGCAATATTCGTACACATACCTCCGCGCGGCCCTTCAAGAAATTCCTTTCTTTTACAGAAAGGACATTCACGCCTGTCATATAGGCTGTCTTTTTCATTTTCAGTTAGATCACGCATTATTTTCTCCGTCAGTCGGCTTGGCGTCTGCGAGCATGGCGCGTAAATCAAACCAGCTATTGTCACCAACGTCATTACAGATAACTCGGTAATTATCAATATCAACAGCCCATATTAATTCCCACAACTGGTTATATTGATCTCTCGGCACCATCACCGTCTCACTGTCCTGCGGCGCTGGAGTAAGGTCCGCAGCGGAGCACTCTGCACACATGCTTGCAATGCGATTGTGCTTGCAATAGGTGGGACCGGTAGCAGGGTCTGACCCAGGAAATGCGACCCCATTCGTCTGGCCAGCGTCATAGATGTTTGGCGTCCCGCTCTGCTCAGTCATCATCGCTTCTCCACGCTTTTGATTGTGCCATCAGGATAAAACTCGATCTTGTAGATGGCAGGGCATTCCCGCACGCCGCCTTGATGTGGAAGGCAACCGCAGTACGGACATAGTTCAGGTTTGACTGCTGTGCTGTCGTATGGATTACTCATGTTCCTGCTCCCTGATTTTTTCCACTTCTGAATCTCGGCCGCAGTCGCCGGCGCGATCGGCGAGCGCATCATTTATCTCGCCTAGAATGTGGCATAGCGCATCTTCCATAGCGCGCTCGTTTGTACTGTGATTCCAGTATTCGGCCCAATGCTCTAACTGCTCCCTCGGCACCCTCACCGTCTCACTGTCCTGCGGAGGGGCGGTGTAGAGGGTGGTTCCGTGTGGAAGCGGCTTATCAATTAACCAGCGCACCCCGTAGTCCATCGTTGACGGGCTATTTAGTGCTACTGCCACCGGCTGCTGCGCTTTCTTCGCCTTGATGATTTCCATGCGCGCCGTTGCATTGGCGCATGCCGTGTCTAAATCATCCTCTTGCGCTGGCGTAGGGTCCGCAGCATTGCGATCTAAGCCTTTTGCGGCTACCTCGCATTGACGCACGACTGTATCTATCTGACCATCAATTTTGCATTTGCCAGAATCCATGCATTGGGTATCGCGGCACCAGCCGTCAATGTTGTAGTTGCAGGCCGGATGGCCTAGCACGGATGGCGTAGGGTCCGCAGTAGGCTTATCCTCCCACGAGTGCGGACCTTTGTGTTTAGGAGGAAACCCGCATAGAAGTCCGCTTCTGCCGGCTGCGCCACAGATACCGAGTGAATGGTCCGCAAACAGGACAGGACGGGACTCTGGCGCTTCGGGCGTCCCCTCGGCGTTGCACAATTGCCCATTTTCCTGCCCCGCTGCGGATTCGGTTGCACCTTGCGCTAGCTGCGTGAGGGCGGCTTCTAGTGCTTCTGCATCATCCGCGGTAAGCAAGGTAACGTCCTTTTGCAGCACGGCGCGCACCGCCTGATCAAGCGCGGTGAGTCTGTCCTGTGTGTCCCGCAATTCGTTCGATGTCTCTGCGAATATGTCAAAGCGCCGCTCGGATTCATTGCGCTTCGCTTCGAGTTCAGCCTGCGCTGCCTCTAATTCTTTGCGCAGATACCCTGTTCGTATTTCAGCGTCAGCCTGCGCGGTGGCGAGTTCTTTTTCCAGATCGTGCAAAGCCAGGAACGTCGCAGCTTTATAATTGACTCTTACATGGTCAACCCGATCCTTGCTGTCTGTAAGCTCAGTCTCGCCATCACTCCACTCTATGAGCCACGCATGCCACTGGTTTCTGTTCTTCGGCGTCTCGCTCTTGTCAGTCATGGTCAGGCTCCTTGCTAGCGGCGCGTTGTTCGTAATCCGAGAATTGCTGCATCCTCGCTTTATACATTGCCACATCGTCAACGCGGGCGGCAATCGCTGTCCATGTTTCAAAGTATTCCGGCCAGTCGGACTCTACACAAACGCATTCCAACGGCGTTTTCCCAGCTTCGCGGCGTCCAGCGTCCACCTTTTTGACAAGCTCGATTAACGCTATCTGATCGTCTACCGTCAAGTAATTCACCATGTCTTTGTACTTCACCACCACAGCGGCGTCTATCCTATGTGCCTGCGCGATACTGCGAGCGCCTGCTTTTTCAGCACGCTCTGCATTACCGCGGCAAACCGTCTCGCACTTCCTCACATCCTCCCGCCGCTTGGCTTCGGCTGCTACTAATTTGGTATGCTGCATACCATTTTCCTTACGCATAATTTCCACTGAGGCTTCCAGCACACGGATCGCGGCGGCAGCTTCTTTACATTCGCAATCCTGCCCCGTCAAGTGATTTTGTTCGCGTAGCGCGTTCTCTACGCGCTTGTCCAGCCGCGCCTTCAGGTCGTCGTATTCGCTCATCATTCGTCTCCTAGAAGTTCGCGTAGATGCGGTGGCTCTGGTAACTCCATCCAGTGAGAAGGGTTGCATTGCGACGGCGTAATCCTCGAATTACTGACCACCGTCCATCCATCCCCATGAATGGACCTGTAGCCGACATATGGAACGTGCGACGGCTCCCACAGCAGCAAGATTCCGTTCTCTGGCGCTGTGTCGATCGGTTGCCAATCGCTCATAGTATGTCCTCGTGGCACAGCCAAATGCCTTCAATAAAGCCAACAAAGATAAAAAGGGGAATTATATACTTGACTCCCATGATTAAAAATTCTCACTTTCCCCATTGTTCGGCCATCGCTGCCGCTATCCCGGCGAGCGTGCGGCTTCGTTCTTTCCAGCGATCTGGGCCTGGGGCCATCTTGTGAACCCGCGCCTCGCGCCCGGCCACGATGTTTGTCGGTATCAGTTTCGGCAGGTTCTTGAGCCAGAGACAGATAGCCTTTACCTCGCCGTGCCCGAACTGCCACGGCTGGATAATCTGCGTTGGCTTTCCGAGAATCGACCGGGTGCTCAGAATACTGACCGGGTTTTCGATAGCTATCCGAAAAACGCCTGCATTCCAGAGCTTTTCTACAAACTGGATGGCGTCAGCCTGTTCCTGTCGCTTGTCCTTGAACCACCTTGCGCCGGAAACGGCCAAGTGAGTGCAGGGGGGGTGAGCTATCAGCAAGTCCCACTTAGGGGCTTGGTCTTCCAAGGCCATTGTCCGGTACGTCCTACCTCCGGGCAGCAGTTCAAAAATGCTGCATTGGTAGTGCTGCTGTTTGTTGGAAAGCTGATGGCCTGGCGGGTAGTGATCTGGATGCCAATATCCAAGCGGCTTGCCTTCACTCGGCAGCAGATCACACGACCAAGCATCATGCCCGAGCGCGGTGAAGGCATCTCGGACAACGCCAGAAAATTCACAGGCAATAAGGACGTGCATCTTACTTCTGCGCCTTGTTCCGACGCCTCGCACGTTTCCGCGCTGGCTTGCTTTTCGGCTTCGGACGGTAGGCCAGAACGCGGTCAACGATGGCATCTAGGGCGGCTGGTGGCTTCTTCATGCGATCAAGTCCTGATAGGTGATGCGACGGCCAACAGTCGCGGTAATCATGCTGTTAAGGCGGTCAAGAGTCTGCCGCTTCACGTTCCCGTCATTGAGTCGGAAAGTGAACTCATTGACGTACCGGCCAAGGTGTTTGTCGCTGGCGTGGTGATAGACGCCAGTCAGGCCACGTTTCAGGACGGCCCACACGCTTTCGATGCCGTTGGTGGTGACGCCATCGCGGACGTATTCCCCACCGCTATGGTTGACGGTGCCATGTTTGAAGAACAGTCCGACAAGCCCGCTGTAGGCTTTGGCTTCGTCGGTGTGCAGGGTCGAACCTGCCTCAATGTGCGTGTGAATCGCCGTGTGGATGTTCGCGGTATCCGCTGCGTCAATCGGCTTGGCAATCGTCCTGCCGCCACGTTCGCGCATACCCATGACCGCCGTCTTGCCCACGGAGCCGCGCCCCGCGTTCAGCTTCTTGCTGGCGTGTTTGTTGGCTTCCTTGCCGCCGATGTAGGTTTCGTCAATCTCGACAATGCCGCTCAGGATGGTGGGGTCATTGCCGCAGGCTTCGCGGAGCCGGTGCAGGACGAACCAAGCCGACTTTTGCGTGATGCCGATTTCCTTGCTCAATTGCAGGCTGCTGATGCCCTTGCGCGCCGTAACCAGCAGATACATGGCATAGAGCCATTTGTGGAGCGGAACATGCGACCGCTCAAAAATGGTGCCGGTGCGGACGGTGAAATCTTCCTTGCATTGGTTGCAACGGTAGAAGCCGCCAGCGCGGACGGTGATCCTGTCGCTCAATCCGCAGATCGGGCAACGCGCGCCTTGCGGCCACAGCCTACCCTCAAGATATATCCGCGCCGACTCCTGGTCGGGGAACATCTTGAACAACTCAAAGGTGCTTATCGTGATCTTGTCATTCATGGTTTTCTCCTTGGACTATGCCTTAAATATAGCGCAAAGTCACGAGGGAGTCAAGTATATAATTCCCATAAAAAGCAATATCCAGATCATCATTCGCCTCCTAGAAAGTCGCGCAGGGCTTTCATCTTCGCGGTAAAGTCTGGCGGCCTTTCAGAGACGGCTCTCGCCAGCCGCTCCAACTCCAAAAACGCCGTGGCCAGCACGAGGTTATCCCGGTTGTACGCCTTTGGTGACGCGACGATCTTCTGCGCGCGGGACTTTGCTGCTGCGAAGTCGGTCATGGCTTCTCCTCAATCATCGCAAGCACATCAGGCGCATACCGTAGGCAGTCCATTGGAAAGTCCCCGCATTCTGCGCAATTGCAGTTCTCGCCGCACGGTTCCGTTACCTGAACACGCACCAGCAATCCGAGTGCTTCTGCCGCGTCCTGAATCCATCCTCCATCCAGATCGCCAAAATCTACCCGGCTTTCCGCAAGGCAGGCGAGCGCGAACTTTTCCAGTGCCGTAGGACTTCCAGCCGCAGCGCCGGTGCCAGGAGAGCCGGGGATCGGCTGCGCATCAGGCGAGGTCCGCGCTGGGCCGGAAGTCGGTTTGATCGTCATGCCTGCGCCTTCGCCTTGCGCGCCTTGACTGCCCGAACGATGTGGCAGCGGTTGCAGATGCGCACTGCGGTATTGAGGCGATCCGATTGCCATTCTTTCCTGCGCAGCTTGCGCCACTTGTGCCCGCGCAGAAACAGACATGCAGCTTTCCCTCGTAGGCGGATCATGCGGTTTCCCTGGTCTCGTTGCGTATTGATATGGCCTCATCCCATCCTGACCAGTTATCCACGCCAGCTTCCTCAAGGCAGCACAGCCAGTCTTCGCGTTCGAGTAGGCGCTCATATTCGGATTTAGGGATGGTCACCATTGGAACGGGTGCAGCAAGCGGCGCCGGGTGGACGATTCCATAGCGTCGTTCGTCAGGACAGGCTGGATCATTGCATGGTGCAGCAGCAGACGCAGGTTGCACAGTCGTTTCTACCTGGCTTCCACCTACCCGCGCCGCTGACTGCTCTTTAGCGAGCCGATCGGCCTGAGCCTCTGCCGATAAACGCAATTCGACAGCCCGCGCTGCCTGTTCATCGGCAAGTTGTTTCGCCCGGTCTTTCTCGGCCTGCTCGCGCGCCAGCTTTGCCGCTTCCTCGGCCCGGATGCGCTCGCGCTCGGCCTCCAGTTTCTTCGCCTCTGCCGCGGTATGCTCGGCAATCCGCATCTTGACCAGCGCCGTCAAGTCGTCATTCTCTTTCAGCACGATCTGCGCGGTATCGGAGAACAGGAAGGTGTAATCCGAGGCGAGATCGCGCAGCGTGCTGAGGTTGATCTGCACGCGATCGGCGACGGCATTTGAATCGATCTTGGCGCGCGCAAGTGCAGAATCAACGGCGTCATGCAAACTGGCTACCGACTTTTTCCCTTTTATCCATGCGCCAAAATCAGGAACAGGCAGATTGATGTAAGGCTTTCCAATCCGCTTATTCAGCATCGCAATGTGCGCGGCGAATGCGTCCCGGCCGGCGCCGACTATCTCGACCCGGATAGACTCCTTGCGGTCCTTGACCAGCTTGGTCAGCATCAACCGGCAATTGCGCGCCTGGTCCGCGTACAGCGCCACGGTGCGCGTCATTTCGTCGATGCTGGCAGTCTGGGCAAGGGCGCTCGACTTCGCGCCCTCAAGCGCATCCTCGCCCCTTTGCAGTTCCTTGATCGCTGCCTCGGCGTCGGCAAATGCCTGATCGTCGGCCGGCTTGAGATTTAGCCCGGAAATGAAAGACTCAAGGCGCTCACCGAACACCTTGAGATTATCGACCAGGGCTATAGAGCCGGTGACCTGGATGGACAACGCGGGGAGCTGCATCGTCGGCGCGGCGACGGCGGCCGGCAGGACCTCGGCGGGCTGGTAGGCGGCGAGGTCGAGCGCGAACTGCTTCCAGCCAGCAACGATGCGCTTTTGCCAAGCCTTGTCCGGTTCGACGAACATATGCACGCAGTTCTCCGGCGTTCCGTCGCTCACCATGAATAGCACCCGCTCGGCGCCGGTAACGAGCATAGTTTGCTGACATTGCGGCTGGTGTTCGTCTGGCAGTTCTCCGCGTTCGACGGCTGCAGCAAGAGCTTTCGCCCATTGCTTGTGCTCAAACGCGGTCACGCCGTCCATGGTCAGGCCGTCTGTGGACGCCGAAAGGCGACCGTATGAATACGTGGCTGGGTACAGTTTCTCGTCTAGAATTTCCTCGGCCATCGGCCGCGCCAGCGCCTCGACTTCGTGCCCGCGGTCAAGGATGCGCGTCTGCACAAAATCGCTGAACTCATTGGCGATGCCGGTATGCTTGGCGCGCAGCAATTCGGTCCGCGTTACCGGGCCAGGCAGGCCAAGCGCAGCCCGCGCCTCGCTGGCGCCGTCGTGATTGAGGCGGAAGGCGTGCCACTCGGGACTGCCTTGGACTAGATCGTGCAGGATGCGTTCGGCGCTCATTCCTGTTCCTTCTTTATCCAGTCGTTGGCTTCGGCCCATGCGGCAAGTTGATCGTCAGCGAAAACTTCTTGCGGTTCCAAGTTTTCGCTGATCCATGCGACGGTTGGATCAAGCATGGCGCTTCCGAATAAATTGTCTTGATGCGCAGTTGTGCTCATTTCCCGCCCTCCAGTTCAGCCGTTTCCATGTCGCGCACAAACTCGGCATCCACCGGCTGCGCTTCCTCTTTCTTGAGCGCGAGGATTTCCGCTTTCTGCTCGGCAGACGGCGCGACCTTGCTCCTGACCATCGTCAGTATCGCCTCGGGCGTTTTCTTGCCGGTAGCGACCAGCTTGGCGAATTTCTTGATGTCCACCTGGAAGTCGGCGTCCACGTAGGGGGGTGGGCCGGTCGGCTTTGGCGGCGCGGCTTGTTCGATTACCACGCCCTCATCCAGCGGCTTGCCTTCCATTTCGTCGGCAGTCGGGCCGGCCCCGGTCGCCTCGGGGAATGCGATACGCAACGCCTGCGCTTGCGTACACTTTGCAAGCTGCCCGTAAATGCGCTTGTTCCACATCGCATTCGGGGCGACTGATTTTTCCTTGCCGCCCTTCACCGCGTAGTTTTCTTTCCAGAATTCGCGCGCCGTGAATTCGGCAATGGTTCCGTTTTCGAGTTGGCGCTTAACCGTGACTCGGCACCATTGCGGGTAAGTGACCGACACGCCGCCGATTGTTTCCGTAACGTCTGGGCCGAACTCGGGCTCTGTCATGCCGGCAAATTGCCCGGTGCGCGCGGCCTGGGTGCGATACAAGCCGACTCCAGGCATGATCACGTCGCGCATCTGGCCGGCTTTGCTATCCCACATCGGGACGATATGCGCCGGCTTCTGCATTGGATCGTACCCGGCTGCCTTGCAGTAGCCGAGCACCATCTTGATGGACGGCAGCGATGCGCCTGGGTACAGGCTGTTTTGCAGGACGGTAATCAATTCATGCTCGCTCATTGCCAGCGCAGGGACGTTGACCGTAGCGACTGCGTTTCGTTCTGGTGCGTTCATTTCCTTCTCCCGGTTGCGATGGCCGCGACCTTTGCGCGGTCCCATCGTGTTTGTTGTCCGACGCTTCGGCGGCCGGATTCGGCCATCTTCTTAATCTCGTTCCTGGCCGCCCACGCGCGCAGCTGGATGATGATGCGATAGCCAAGGCTCATGGCGGCGGTATCCGCTTTGCGTAGTCGCAGTGGAGCGTCTGGATGCTGTCGCTGCGCGCGTAGTAGCTGGAGACGAGCGGGCGGCCAAGGATGTCGTTTGCCCGGCAGCGCGAGTCGGGCAGCGGCGCGCTTGACGCGGGCCTCCGTTGCGTCTCTTGCGCTACCGCGTCGTCATAGTCTCGGTTGGATATGGCGCCGATGGCTACCAGAACCACGGCCACCCAAAGAGAGTCGCGCAGTTTGCAGTTCATCGCCGCCCACATCCAGGAATGTGTTCCGGCTGCTGGTTGTGTTCCCAGCTGCGCCAGTCGCTTGTCGGGTAGACCTTGCGGCCCGGGTCGCCGCGGTCTCGGAAATCGTGAACGATGACAGGCCGCGGATAGTCCGGGTGCGCGCAGCCGGACCGGCTGGCCCAAAGGCATGGCGATTCAATGCAGGAGTCGTACTGCTTGCCCACACATTTGTCGCGCAGAAAGAGATCGAGTGCATTCATACGAGGCGCTTTGCTGCCGTCAGGATCGCCACCAGCAGCGCAAACGCGACAAGCGGCGGGTTATAGGTGGCCGTCTTTTTGACCATATTCCAAAAGCGCAACATGTCCATCTAAGCCGCCTCCGGATCAGTACCAGCAGCATCCGCAGCAGGGAGTGCGGGATGAAGGCCCGACCCGGACAAGCCGGGAGACTGCGGAGCCGCTGGTTCGTAAATGTAATTCCCGCGTTTCGTCTGGATGATGCGCAGCCCCTCGCGGTGGCAGATTTCAAGCGCCGCGGCATGGGACAAATTGGGGTGCGCCAGGATCAGCGCGTTCGGGTAGGGGGCGCGGACGCTCATCCGAACACCCCGGCGTTCAGCAAGAACGCGCCTATGGCTATCGCCAAACACGCCCACAGCACAGTGAAAACCCGGGCGCGGATCATGTCTGCGCCCCAGGAGCCCATTCTTCTCCGCGCAGCCCAAATGTTGAGGCAACAGCGTTGCGCGCGGTAACTGCCTGGGGCGATCCCTTCGTCCCATCGGCGTGCAGCGGCCTGCACTCGGGATCAACTCGCAGGAAATACTCCTTGAACCGCGGCTGCTCAAGCTTCGCCGCAAAGCCGATGCGAACCATCTCCGACAGGTTGCCGTCAACAACTGCGTCGCCGAACACCTTGCGCGCCTCGGCCTCTGAAAGCTGGCCGTCCTGCTCCGGCGTAGGATTGAGCACGCGCACCATCACGAGCGGTTCATCGTCGGCGAGTTCCTTGCGATAGAGCTTGCCACATTCGTCCTCGTGCACCAGCATCGCGCCCGAGTCGCGCAGGAACCTCTCCTGGCCGAAGCGCTCCAGCATCACGCGCCGAACCTCGGAGTTTTGCTCGGACTCGATCTGCGGGACGGTGAGCGTTTCCGGCTGATCGATCACGCGCTGCGGCACGGAAACGCCGTGGTGATGCCACAGGCTCCAGCCGTCGCGGTAGCGGATGCTCGGGCCGGCTGGATTGTGCAGTCGGCCTTGATCGTCGCGGTGTAGCGCTTCTGGCCGGTCGCTGATCGCCAACACATTCTCGTGCCACCAGACCCAGCCGCAGGATTTGGTGAGCGCCTCGTCGATCTCAAATTTATCTAGTATTGGATCTTGCCAGCCGAGCACATCGCGCATGAATGAAACGTAGCCGCACCAGGACGCCCAGAACGCGCCGCCGCGGTCGTTATAAATTCCCGACTCCACCTGCGACCCCACCTGCGACCCCACCTGCGACCCCACCTGCGACCGCACCTGCGACCCCACCTGCGACCACACCTGCGACCGCACCTGCGACTCCACCTGCGACCACACCTGCGACCACACCTGCGACCACACCTGCGACCACACCTGCGACCGCACCTGCGACCACACCTGCGACCACACCTGCGACCACACCTGCGACTCCACCTGCGACCGCACCTGCGACCGCACCTGCGACCACACCTGCGACTCCACCTGCGACCACACCTGCGACTCCACCTGCGACCACACCTGCGACCGCACCTGCGACTCCACCTGCGACCACACCTGCGACCGCACCTGCGACCGCACCTGCGACCGCACCTGCGACCCCACCTGCGACCCCACCTGCGACTCCACCTGCGACCACACCTGCGACCGCACCTGCGACCCCACCTGCGACCGCACCTGCGACCGCACCTGCGACCCCACCTGCGACTCCACCTTTGGTGATGGGTGTTTGCCGAGTTCTTTCAGCATCGCCCAGGCAATGATTCCGCCAAGCGTCGCAGTGTACGGGCTACCCATACGCAGGATCACCATCGGTCGCTTGAGATTGCAGAGCTTGTAGGCTTTCAGCGCCGCTTCCGTCGCCGCGTCGAAATCGGCCGGCTCGGTCGATAGCCCGATCTCCAGCCATTTCTTCGTCCACTCCGGCATGCGCGCCGCCTGCGCGGGCGTCATTGTGTCGATGCTCATGGCGGCTCAGTCGGCGACGTTACGAATAGCGTCGGGTGAGTATTCGCGCTGCTGGCCGATCTTGTAGATACCGGGCGGCAGCGTGATCGCGGCGTGCTCCTCGTGGCGCAGCGCCGTCGTCTCGACGACCTGCAGGAAACGCTCGGCGCCGGCATCCCACATGCGCGCTTTACCCGCCGGTGCGACCTTGGTCAACGGCTCGTGCACCGCGTGCGCGTGGCCAGTAACCTCGCCGTGCGCGAGCACGATCCGGTCATTCGGCGTCACGTCCTTAGCGCCTTTCGGCAGCGCGGCGACCAGCGTCAGTAGCACATCGCCCTGACGAACCATTTTCATGTGTGCTTTCACGTAATTCTCCTTTGTCGTTGTGATCGGAAATCCCCGCCGCGCTTGTCCCGGAAAGACGCTGCGAATAACGGCGAGTTGGGGGATTATAGGCACACCTAAAACAGAAAAGCAATAGGCACGCCTAAAATAAATTGCAGCAAGGGGCGTCGCGGCCTAAACGCTGGCTTACTTCTGGGAATCGAGCAGGGCTTTTGCAGCGGCCAGGAGCGCCGCCTTGTTCTGTGGCTTCAGCGCGCCAGCCGTGGCCATCAACTGTTCGTCGATATCGCTCGGCTGCTCCGCTGCCATGATGGCCGCCAATGGCACCCCGAGGGCCGCGGCTACCTTACGCAAAGTTTCAAACTTCGGCATTTTCGTCTCCCCGTTTTCCAGCGCCCATACGGTCGGGGATGAAAGACCCGCCTTGCGCGCCAGTTCGGATTGATTCAGGCCGCGCGCACCCCGCAGGGCGACGATCTTTTCGGGGGAGTGAGGAAGCATAGTTGAATTGTCCGGCAGGGCGCAATAGGCGTGGCTAAAATATTTCTTGCAATTTGGTTTTAGGTATGCCTAAAATGACGCCTATGAATTATTCAGACCTATTTGATCATTTCGGTTCACAGGGCGCCATCGCCCGCGCCGTCGGGCTCAGCCAGCCGTCCGTTTGGGAGTGGCAAAAGAACGGAGTCCCAGAGGATCGGCAGCTTGAATTCCAGAAAATCACTGGCGGCGCGTTGAAGGCAGATCCCGCCATCATTGAAAAATACCGGGCGCTGTTTGGCTCGCCGGTTGTCGAGAACAAGGCGAGCGCCGCATGAGCCTTTCTCTCTTTGACATCCTCAACCCGCCGCAGCAAATATCTCCAATGGGCGCGCGGATGGTTCACGGAAAGGCGACTACTGATGTTGACGACTTTACCGACGAAGACCTTGCTGGCGTAGGTGCAACGCGGGAGTCGGGAGAATGGACGCCGCGCCCTTGCCCAAGGTGTGCGAAACCGATGCACAAGTGGGGGCGGACGTGTATCGATTGCTACCGCGCCGCGCATAATATGGCAGAGCGGAAGCCCCACTTGAGTCCAAAAGAACTCAGGCAACAATATCTTGCTCGGAAAGAGCGGCGCCGCCAAATTGACGCTCGGCGCGCGAAAGCCGCGCAAGCCGTGTCCAAGGCTGTTCGGCAAGGCGCGCTGCGTCCGGCGCGCGAACTTACCTGCGTGGATTGCGGTGTCCAGGCGTTCTGTTACGACCACCGCGACTACTCCAAGCCTCTTGACGTTGACCCCGTATGCAAGCGGTGTGACTGCTTGCGCGGGGCTGCCGCGCCATATGACGGCTTCGACGGCCGCTGGCTGCGCAGAATGCAAGCAACAGCGAAACGGCTTGCTGAGCGCGCCACCGAAGGCCAAGTCACCCGCCACGTTCTCCGCCCTGACATCTTCGGCCCCGCCCCCGCATCGCGCGCCGCCTAGCCATGACTCACGGCCTGATCGGTATGCACTTGCCGCACAAATCGTCAGTAATGGCGACGCCTACCGCTATCAGCGGCACGTATGCGCAGCCTGAGAGCGCGAGGATCAGCAGAAGGGTGGCCGCATGAGTGACGAAGAGCGCGCCGACCGCGTAGAGCTGATCGACTACCGCACCAAGGTAGACGAAACCACCCGCAGCGTATTGGACGCGGTTGCACGCGCTACAGGCGAGGACATGGCCGCGATTGGCCGCGACGTGCTTGCTCAATGGGCGAAGAAAAAGATTCATGAAGCCAGCCTAATTCAGCGCATGACAAAGGGCGAGGGAAACAAGAGGGAAAGTCGAGGGAATGGCGGGGATTCGTGAAATGACCCGCGCATCCGCCCGCTTTTTCGTCCGCTGCGTCTCGTTGGATTTGACGGTATGAGGCCCTTGGCAATTGATCTCTATTGTGGTCTAGGGGGCTGGACTTCCGGCTTGCTTGCCGAAGGCTACTACGTTGTCGGCTTCGACATAGAGCGCCACGACTACGGGACCGGCGGCTATCCGGCGCATCTTGTCCTGCAAAGCGTTTTGACCTTGCACGGCAGGCAGTTCAAGGATGCCGCGCTTATCGTCGCATCGCCGCCCTGCCAAGAGTTCAGCTACATGGCGATGCCGTGGTCGAAGGCGAAAGAAAAGCGTCGGAAGATTCTCGCTGATCCTGCCGAGCAAAAGCGCCTTACCGCGCTGTTCGATGCCTGCTTTCGGATTCAGCGCGAGGCCATCGAAGCCGCAGGCCACTTTATCCCGCTAGTAGTCGAGAACGTGCGCGGCGCGAATGAATGGGTAGGCCGGTCGCGCTGGAACTTCGGCAGCTTTCACTTTTGGGGCGACGTGCCGGCGCTGATGCCGATGACGAAATCATTGAAGCTGAAAACTATCGGCCCGGTAACTCAAGCGCAAGCGGATCAACACAACTGCCACATCAACGAAATGCGCGATGCGTTCAAAGTTCCCGGCTTCCGCTTCGACGGCAGCGGCAAGTCGTTTCAGACGGCGAGCGTTGAGGGCGCGAAACAGCGCGGTTCCGGTCGCGCTTGGTTCGCGGACGAAGGGGAGATTTCGCGCGAGACAAGCAGCGGTAGCAAAGCCCGCAAAGCCGCCTCTGCCGCAATCGCCAAGATACCGCTGCCGCTGGCGAGGCACATTGCGCGGTATTGGATGCCAAAGGAGTTGGCCGCATGACCCTGCCCCTCCACCTATCCGCCGCCGTCGAGCAGATCAACGAGGCCTATCTCGCGGACAAGCCGCGCACCTGGTCTAGCCGGTATCCGCAAGACCGAGCCTGTACTGGTGCCGATCCCAAGTGGATAGGGTACGAGGCTGCCAAGGCCGCGTGGCAGGCTGCAAACCCGGAGGCGACGCCGGCAGAGTACACCGCGGCCATGCGCCGCCTGTCGAACGAATGCGAGGTATAAAAAATGCAGCTTCAGCAACATCCCCTATCCGCTATTTTCCCATCACTGCCGGACGATGAACTAAAGGCGCTGGCAGCCGACATCAAAACGCACGGCTTACATTCTGCGATCACGATCTACAAAGGCGAAGTGCTGGACGGTTGGCATAGATACCGCGCCTGCGCGATGGTCGGCGTTAATCCGCGCACGATGGAATACAAGGGCAGCGACCCGGTAGCCTTCGTCAAATCGGCCAACTGGCACCGCAGACACCTAACCGCGAGCCAACGAGGATTCACCGAAACAGGACTGGTGCAATGGAAGCCGTCCGGTGACCCAAAAGGGGGAGGGGTGCAAAATTGCACCCCTGCCAAATCAGTAGCAGAAATGGCCGAAGATTCGGGTACGAGCGAACGCACGATTCAGCAGTCAAAAGTGGTGCATACCAACGGAACGGACACGCTAAAAGAGGCCGTAAAAGAAGGAAAGATTGCCGTATCGAAAGCCGCCAAGATCGCCAAGTTGCCGAAAGAAAAACAAGCCAAGGCGATGGCCGAGCCGAAGAAAAAGAAAGCCAAGCCAGCCAAACCGGCGCCAGATGAAGACTACTCAGCGGACTTGGCGAAAGAGCTTGAGTCGGCTGCTACTCAAATCACCAATCTACAGGCTGTGGTTGAGTCACTGAAAAAATCGGACCTGGCCGCTGAAGTGCTCAAGTGGAAAGACAAATTCGAGCGGCTGGATGGTCGCTTGCAGCAATGCGTTACGTCGAAAAACGAAGCCGAGAAACAGGCGCGATATTCTACTGGCTTGCTCGCAAAAATTCGCGCCGCGCTGAAGGTCGAAAAGAACTCAGAAATATTGGCGGCGATCAGGCAGTAGCGTGGACATCACACTCTACGGCTTTCAGGATGAAAGCGTCAACGCGCTACGGGAGAATATCCGGGCCGGAGTGCGCAATCAAATCCTTTCCGCGGCAACCGGATCAGGCAAGACTGTGATCGCAGCGTACCTGTTGCGCGAATGCCACGCCAAGTCACGCCGGGCAATCTTCGTTGCTGACCGGATCAACCTGATCGACCAAACAAGCGCAACGCTAGACCTGTATGGCATCCCGCACGGCGTAATTCAGGCGCAGCACTATCGTTGGCGCCCTTGGGAGCGCATCCAAGTTGCCAGTGCCGCAACACTTGAGCGCCGGTCCTGGCCGGAGGATACCGACCTCATCATTGTTGACGAGGCACACTGCATTCGGAAACAGGTTGTATCCCGCATCGACAAGCGCGACTGCATCACCATCGGGCTTACCGCGACCCCGTTTACGAAGGGGCTGGGCAAGCATTACGACGCTATCGTGACCGTGACCACGACGAACAAACTGATAGCTGAAAATTATCTGTCAAGTTTTCGTATCTTCGCCGCAAGCGAGCCCGACATGACCGGCGCCAAGGTGGTTGCCGGCGAGTGGACGGACGAAGCCGCCGCCGAGCGTGCGATGCCGATCATTGGGGACTGTGTTGCGGAGTATCTGAAGCACGGCGACAACAGGAAGTTTATCGCGTTCGGCGTGAACGTAGCGCACTGCGAGGAAATGCAGCGGCAGATGTTGGCAGCCGGGATTCAGTGCTCTCTTTATACCTACCGGACTGGCGACGATGAGCGTACAGAAATGGTGCGCGAGTTTCGGAAACCTGATTCGTACATTCGCGGGCTGATCTCTGTCGCAGCACTTTCCAAAGGCTTCGACGTGTCCGATGTGGAAGTCATCATCATGGCGCGGCCGTTGAAGTCGAGCCTATCAGAGCATATCCAGATCCTCGGACGCGGGTTGCGCTCCCATGAGGGCAAGACCGTTTGCACCATCCTTGACCACGCCGGGAACTGCGACCGGTTTTGGAACTCGATGCACGACTTTTTCGAGAATGGCGCATCGGTGCTTGACGACGGCAAGCGCAAGGAAAAAAAGAAAGCCGCGAAGCACGAAAAGAAACCAATGAAGTGCCCAAAGTGTGCCGCCGTTCACGCGCCGCGCCCCTCGTGCCCGGCGTGCGGATTTGTCTATCCAAAGTTCAGCAACGTCGAACACGAGGCCGGCGAATTGAAAGAAGTGGCTGGAGGGCAGGCGATGCGCACCGAGGATAAGCGACATCTTTACGCTGAACTGAAAACCATCGCCGTCGAAAGGAACTGGAGCGACGGCAGGCTGGCCCATGTGTTCAAGGACATTGCCGGGACGTGGCCGAACAATTACCGGGACGAACCGCCGGCCGAGCCATCGCAGACAACGCGCAACAAGGTTATCTCGCTGACGATTCGATTCGTTAAAAGCAAAGCGGGTAGAGAATGGGCCGCGCAGAAAAATAGAGCGGACAAGGTTGACCGCGATAACGGAGCGCCGGCATGAACAGCTTCGCTGATTTTGTTCGTGGCGCCGGTCTAATACCAGGAGACATTCTTCAGGACGGAAAGTGGCGACGTTGCGCGACAGTTACACACGAACGCAAAAAAAACGGCTCCTACAAACTTGCTCAGGATGGCCTTGTCGGGTGGTGTCAAGCCTTCGACGGCGGTGAGCTGCTGACCTGGCGACCGGACAAGGCGGATGCGCCGGCTAAGATTGACTTCGCCGCGATTGCGCGCAGGCGCGAAGCGGCGCGTCGAGAGTCCGTGCGGGCCACCCTGGCGGCGCGCAAGTTCTACGCTGAATGTGAGCCGCTGCGTGACGGCCACGAATACCTAGCAAGCCATGATTTGGCAATGGCCGGCTGCCTCGGGCTGAGGATCGACGCGACCGGCTGGCTGGTTGTGCCGATGCTACTCGACCGCGCCTTGATGAGCGTGCAGCGGATCAGCCCAAAAGGCGACAAGCTATTTTGGCCCGGTGCCTCGGTCAAGGGAGCGTCCTACCTGATTGATCGCCGCGGCGCATCCGTTGCGGTGCTGTGCGAGGGCATGGCTACCGGGCTGGCAATCTTCGCCGCGGTGCCGCTGGTTCGGGTAATTGTTGCGTTTAACGCCGGAAACATGGCGAGGGTGCGGATACCGCGCCAAGGAATGGCCGTAGTGGCGTCAGACAACGACCACGCGACAGCGGCGAAGCTAGGACACAACCCCGGCATCGAAGCGGCTACAGAAGCCGCTGAGGCCATTGGATGCGGTATTGCGGTGCCGACCGGGATGTTCGGTAGCGACTGGTGCGACTGGCGAAATGAGCGTGTCGCATGGATGCTGGCCGAGCGCGTCAAAGAGCGCGAAGGCAATATCCGGCGCGCTGTGGATGCCGAGATCACGGCGGAGATCATGCGAAACGCGACCTTCTTGCGCGGCAGGGTGGCGGCATGAAAAAACCCGACCTTTGGATGCCGTGGTACATCGGGGATTATCTCGCCGATACGACCCACCTCAGTAATGCAGAACACGGTTCCTACATGCTAATGCTCGCCCATGCGTGGATGAATAAAGGTCTTTTGCCGCTGGACGAAAACAGGCTTTGCCGGTTGGCGCACATGACGCGAGAAGATTGGGCTGAGTCACGCGATGTAATCATGGACTTCTGGACGGCGACGGAAAACGGGTACACGCAAACGCGACTGAGCAAGGAATTGGAAAAAGCGAAAAACATGCAGCAGCAACGAATTGATGCCGGGAAAGCATCGGCCGAAGCGCGGTGGGGTAACGAGCGCATTAACGGAAAAGGTAACGGAAAAGTAACGAGCGCTATAACGACCGTTGCAACGCGCCCGGAACGGGAAAATACACCGTCACCGTCACCATCACCGTCACCGCCACGAAGTTCAAAAGCCCGACATAGAACCAAACAAGGCACCCCAGTGATTAATAGTAGAGCCAGGACATGACCGAAAATCCCGAACCGGCGAAAACATGCCAGGACTGCGCCCACGCCTCCGACGCCGCCAAGGACAAGATGCCCGGCTGGCTGACCTGCGCCTGGGCGGAAAAGTGGACATACATCCCGCCGCAGTCCGTGTGCGTATTTAATCCGGTGCGCTGGCAGCCGAAGGTAGCGAAATGATCCACTACCTCACCGCCAGCTGCCGATCCCGCATAGTCTCGTGCGCGCAGTCCTGTCGGCGCTGCTTGTGGTGGCGTGCGGGTACTTTTGGATGGTGATGCAATGAGCCTTACCGATAAGACGCGGCATCAGATCGCGTCCGCATTTGCCCGCCAGTGGCGACAAGCATCGTCTGATAGCGCGCTAGTGAAGTGCTGCGAGTGCCCGGTAACGACGCATATCAAATCCCTATATCGCTGCCTGTACTGCGGCCTATGGCGCTGCCAATCATGCGCAGAACGGCATTTCGGGAAAACGCGCCAACAATATCTTGAGAGTCAATCATGACCGCCAATCGCGCCATCCCCATCGACGCCGACGAACTGGCGCGGCTGCGTGCGAGCCATGCGCGGATTGGGGCTGCGCTACTTGCATACATGGACGATCACAACATTGCGCATGACGCAGCTAACGACGATGAGCCGAACACAAGGCGCTGCCCTTGTGACTACTGCAAGCAGGCCCGCGCCGCCCTCGCCAGCGCAGCCGCAATCGAGGATGCCGCCCGCATGGCCGCTGGCTTCGGTGAGGCGCTGGAACTGACGCGCAGGGCGGTGGAGCCATGAGCAACGTCGTTCTCACCATCAACATGGACGCGAAGTGCGCCGAATGCCGGCGCGCTGGCACGACCCCGAGCGGGATCTGCATGAAGTGCGCGACAAAGGCGATGAAGCCAGACGCGGCGATGAAGTCCGCGCAAGGGAAGGCCGCGCAGGCGCGCTACCGCGACATGTTCAACGGCATGCGAAAGCGCATTGAGGATTGCGACAATGGCTGAAATTACAGGTATCGCGTGGACCGATTCTACGTTCAATCCGTGGATTGGCTGCACCAAGGTCGGCCCCGGGTGTGATCACTGCTATGCCGAGGTTCAGGATAGCCGTAAGCGCTGGGGCGGCACAACGCACTGGGGCGCCGGCGTGGCGCGGTATCGCACCAGCGCATCGAACTGGGCGCAGCCGATCGCCTGGGACAAGAAGGCCGCAGCCAGCGGCAAACCGTGGCGCGTGTTCTGCGCTTCTCTGGCAGACGTGTTCGATGGCGACGTAGATCAGGCATGGCGCGATGATCTGTGGCATCTGATCTTCCAGACGCAGCACTTGTCTTGGCTGCTGGTGACAAAGCGAGTCGGAAACGTCAGGCGCATGGTCCCGGCACAGTGGATGAATGAAAAGTTCCCGAACAACATCCGCCTACTAATCACCGTCTGCAACCAGGAGGAAGCCGACCGAGACATCCCGAAGCTGCTGGCGCTGCCGTGCAAGAACGGAATTTCGTATGAGCCGGCTTTGGGTCCGGTAAATTTTTGGTTGTATTTGCGGCCAACAACGCATGCTAAAAAAACGCCTGCGCAAATTGCGTATGCAAAAAGCACAGATGACGAATGGGTGTGGAAGGCTCGATTTATTGATTGGATTATCGCAGGCGGCGAGAGCGGCAGCAAGGCGCGGCCGTTCGTACTTGGATGGGGCAAAGACACTATCCGGCAATGCCAGGCCGCCGGCGTCCCGGTGTTTTTCAAACAGGCCGGCAGCAACGCCACGAACCGCGAAGGCGTCAAACACCCGTTCAAAGACCGCGCCGGCGCCGACCCAGCCGAGTGGCCACCCGATCTCAGAATCCGGGAGTTTCCCAAATGAAGCGCGCGCCCTTCATCACGCGCACGATACGGCTGATCGGACCGCAGCAGCGCGAGACAGCCTTGGCTGTGATCGGCGCTGCGCCGCTTGACCCGGATAAGCCGCTGGAAATGATCGTGCGCGAGGAGAAGAAGGGCCGGAAGCTGGATCAGAACGCAGCTATGTGGAGCGGGCCGTTGCGCGACATCGAGGAGCAGGCATGGGTGGAAGGCCGCCGCTACGCGGCCGAGACGTGGCACGAACTGTTCAAGCGGATGTATCTGCCAGAGGACGACGCGCCAGACCTTGGCGCCCTAGTGAAGGACGGATACAGGAAATGGGACATCGACCCGTCCGGCGAGCGCGTGCTGATCGGCAGCACCACGCAGCTGACTGTGCGCGGCATGGCGATCTACATGGAGCAGATTTGCGCGCACGGCGCAAAGCTGGGTGTTGTGTATCACGCGGTAGAGAGGGCAGCGTGACAAAAGACGAAGCCAAATATCAGGCCGACGTGCGCGAACTGGGCTGCATTATCTGCTACCTGCAGGGGCATCCTGGGACGCCGTGCGCGATTCATCACCTGATCGCTGGCGGTCGCAGGATCGGCGAAAAGAGTGTGCTGGGTCTGTGCGACCCGGGGCACCACCAAAATCCGCAGAAAGGCTCGGGCAAGATCGCTCGCCATCCTACCAAGGCGCAGTTTGAGAAAGCCTACGGAACAGAGGGCGACCTTTTGCGGATCACGCAGAGCATTGTCGAGAGATTGAATGAAACAGTGTAAAAAGTGCGGCGCCCCGTTTGACACGCGCAATTGCAATGTGTGTGCTAGGGCGCGCATGGAAATAAAGGAGTGGGGGCGCGAAGCCTTGGCGCGCGGGGAGATCGGAAGCGCGTATGGATGTCGCTTCATTGTGAGCGACCAGGTTCCATTCAAATGAGCACAATGCGCTTCCTTACAGAGCAACAACTGCTGGATCACCAGAAGCGCCTCGGAAAGGCGCGCAAGGTAACGCTGCTGGCAGCGACGCGAAAGGGGTCAAAGCACCGGTCCGTCAAGACCGTTGTTGACGGCATCGAGTTCGACAGCAAGCTAGAGGCCGAGCAGTACCAACTCCACCAGTTGCGCCAGAAGGCGGGCGATATTGCCGGTCTGCGGCGTCAGGTGAAGTTCAGCTTGTTCGGGAAAGGCGGCGAGCACATCGGCGTCTACAGGGCCGATCTGGTATTCGACGAGCGCCAGAAGGATGGCGCTTGGCTGCGGATCGTCGCGGATGTGAAGTCGAGCCACACGAAGAAACTGGCCGCATGGGCGCGCACGAAGAAGCTGTTGCGCGCCTGCCACGGCATTGAGGTGAGGGAACTGCCGTAATGGACGCGAATCAGGTTTTGACGCTGCGCTACGCGGAAAGCATGCGGGTGTTCGCGGACGGAGACCCCACATTCATTTTTGGGCAATGGCGCGCGTGGAAAGCGGCGTGCGAGCGCGGGGGGCGGATGATTCCGCCTGCGGAATTCAAGGGCGCGCAAGGGGTGCTGGCTGGTAGCTAACCATGATCACAGCGGGGCAGGCAATGATAAGACCAATAACATTCCGGCGCACAAAAGAGGAGGCGGGCACGTCAACGGGGTCCGGGAGGATGACCGACGAGCGCCTGGACTGGCACCTGTGGAACTGGAGTCGGTGGATGCGCTCCGGGACTGAGGTCGAGGGACTGCCACGAGCAGCGGTCGGGCTATCGTCCGGCGGCGGTCAGGCGCATTTCGATGACATGGCCGACGCAGCGGAGCGCCGCGTCGCAATAGCGTGCGATGCCCTTATCCGGGGCACTCCGCCGGACTACCGCGGCCTGCCGCAATCGCAGCAACTGGCGCTATCGAACAAGCACCTGTACGCCGTCTTCCGGTTCAACCGTGGCGACGAGGCCGAGCACCTGGCTGCCGCCCGCGAGGCGGTACGCGAGGGGCTGGAGCGGCGGGGGATTTGGTAGTCATGGCCGACCGAGCGGTTGCCGTAATGGTGGCGCATTGCATTTAGGGCGCAATATGTCGTACATGGGCTTGACATTCGATTTGGTTCTGGTATCATTTCTCGCGAGGACGGCTTCTTCCTATGGGGAATCGCCTCTTGATAGAGCCCGGAGAAATCCGGGCTTTTGCTTTGGTGCGGCGTGGAAAGCAGACACGCCTGTTATTCGACGGTTACGACAGCACGGTGCGCGAGGGCTATAGACCAGACGCATCGGAACCAAGGACACGGCTGATTCTGTATCGCGTGTAGAGGCTGATCTAGCTAATTAGCTGAAGCTGCGAGGGACTGAAGGAGAAGCTAAACCGCTGTACGCAGGAGTAGCGCCCTGCCACCAAAGCAAAAGCAGTACATCCGCGCCGGATGTGGCCGTAAGGCAGGCGACGAAGCGCAGTCTGTCGATGCTGCCGGTAGCTTGTTGGCGGGATGCGGATTGCGGAGTGGGATACCTGGCGATGGGCGGACCCGCGGCCCGGAAGCAGCCACCACGTAAATAGCAGATAGGGACAAAGGTGTGTCGTGGATGTCGGCGACTGGAAGGTGTTGCACAGAGATATGTTCGGCTCTGCGCCTTCAACAGGCGGCACGATTCGCCCCACCCAAGAGCAGTTAGTGCGGAGCCCTCGGGCGCATTACCGCTGCCGGATGCACTACCCGGCAAGATTTGCAAGTCGCCTACGTCTACTCGACACCCAAAGAGGCGCACAGCAAAGGCCTGGCCGCCCTAAGCGGCCGACTGTCATCGCGCGCATATCGACCAAAGTTATGACCGCTGGAGCCGGCGGGCGCCAAGGCCAGTTATCAGTCGCGGTGTGGAGCAGCGGTCTAGCTCGCCTGCCCCATAAGCAGGAGGTCGGCCGTTCGAATCGGTCCGCCGCTACCAATTCGTTGCCGTAGAGTCTCCTCCCTCCGGCGTTTCATCGCCGGTTCGCCGCGCGGTCCATCAGGGCCGTCGCGGCTTTTTATTTGGCGAGGCGCCAATGGACAAGGACGATGAACTTGCGGAAGCCATCAGGTGTGCGAAATGGATGCTCCTGGCTATCGCGCTTATTTTCCTGGGCCTGGTGTTCTCGTAAAAACAGGTCCGAACCGACCGCGGAGAATGGAAATGCCGGAAAAAGACCCCACCAGCTACGGCTTCATCACCTACGGCTGGGTGTTCGCCCTGTCGATCCTGGGCGGCGCCGCCTCGTTTTTTGGTAAGGTCAAATCCGGCGTGGCGCGCTGGTTCAACATCGCCGAGTTTATGGGCGAACTGTTCATCAGCGCGTTCGCCGGTGTGGTGACGTTCTATCTGTGCGAGTGGTCGGGGTTCAGCCCGCTCCTGACCGCGGTGCTCGTGGCCGTGGCCGGGCACATGGGCACCCGGGCGATTTTCGTGCTGGAACGGTTTTTCGAGCAGAGAATTCTGGGGCAGACGCCCGCAATGTATCCGCCGCGAGACGAACCAAAACACGGCGACGCGGCGGACGGATCATGAAACGCGCCGCGCTCCTCGCCATCGTGCTCCTCGCCGGCTGCGCCAGCGCGCCGCCGCTGCCGCCGTGCGCGAACGTCGACCTGTCCGCGGTCGAGACGCCGCAGGGCACGCTCTTCGTGTTCACCACGCCGCAGATGGCGGCGCTCGCGCGCGCGCTGCCGGCGGGCATGTGCCGGCTGGAGATGACGAACTGGGTGCAGAGCACGCAGATCGAGCATCCCTACGGCTGGGTGGCGATCGATCTGGAGTACATCGCGTGATCACTTTCGAAGATCTCAGGCGGATCTGCCCGCAGGCCTCCAGCCGGCGCCTGGACCGGGTCGTCAAGCCGCTCAACGCCGCGATGGACGAATTTCGCATCGTCGAAAACGTCGGGCGCGAAACCGCGTTCCTCGCCCAACTGGCGCACGAGTCCGCGGGCTTTCATTATCTGCGCGAGCTGGCGTCCGGCAAAGCCTACGAGGGGCGCGAAGATCTGGGCAACACCGAACCGGGCGACGGCGTGATGTTCAAGGGCTGGGGCTGGATGCAGACGACCGGCCGCAAGAACACGCGCAACGTCAGCCTGCGCCTCTTCGGTGACGAGCGGCTGATAGAGGACCCGGAGCTGATCGACCCGCCGTCGCTCGAGCTCGCCGCGCGCGCCGCCGGCGACTTCTGGACCATCGGCGCCGGCGAGAACCTGTCCAGGCGCGCGATCGCCGCCGGCGCGCAGCCCGGCGTCAACCTCAACGATCTCGCCGACCGTGGCGAGTTTACGTTGATCACGCTATGCATCAACGGCGGCATGAACGGCTACGCCGACAGAGTGGCCTATTGGGAGCGCGCCAAGGATGTGCTCGCATGAACCACCAGCGCGGCGTCATCGCAACCGGCTGGCTGTATCTGGCCGGGGCCCTGCTCGTTCTCGGCGCGATCTGGGGCATCACCGCGACCGTGTCCGGTTACCTCAGCAGCGTGCGCGCCGAGGCGGCCAAGGCCGGCAGGGACGCGTGCGACGCTGCCTACAAGCTGCGCGACAACGCGCAACTGCGCGATGCGATGGACCGCGTGAAAGCGCTGGAGGAGGCCGCGCGCAAGACCGAAGGCGAGCACGCCGCGGCGCTCACCGAGATCACCGTCAAATTGGCGAAGGAGAAAGCACATGGGCGCGCTGCTGAAAAGCGGATTCTGGCTGATATTGCTAGCGGCAAGCTTCGGGTGCGCGCAGGCGCCTTTTACACCCCCGCCTGCCCCGCCGTCGATAGTGGAAGTGCCGCAGGCCCGCCTGGCGCCGGCGCCGGCGGAAGTGATGCGCCCGAGGCCTGCGACCTTTCTGCAGCGGCTAGAAGCGATCTTCTGGCAATCGGGCGAGACGCCGACGACACCGCCCGCCAGCTCGCCGCCGCCCAGGCCTTGATTATCGAGGACCGCCGCGTGTGCGGCGTAAAGGAGCCATCGCGATGAGCAACGACAGCCGCACGCGTGACAGCGAATGACGACCTACAACAGCGACGACGCGATCCGGGACGTTGAGGGGGCGGATTACGCCACGCTCAAGGCCAAGTTCAAGGACCTGGCCGCGGTGGTCGATATCCTGCACGCTGAGCGCAAGGCCGCGTTCGACGAAATTAGGAAACGCGAGAAGGAAGTGGCGATCAAGCTGCGCCTAGGCACGCTGAGCGAAGCGGACAAGGTGCTGTATCGCGATGTCATCAATTCGCCGACGTTCTCGCGAAACTGAAAGGAAAATCATGGGCATATCCGTAAAGATCGAAGTGGACGACGCCGGAGCCGTTACCGTTGGCGAGGACAAGACCGACACCGATGCGCAGGCGGCGGCAGCTCCGGAAGGCGGCGCGCCCGAAGTCCAGGAGGACGCTGGGATGCAGCAGGTTGGCAGCGTGGACGAAGCCCTCGTCATTGCCAAGCAGTTGCTGACGCAGGGCCCGGCCAGTGCCGAGCAGCAGCAGGTGGCTACCGGCTACGCCCGCGCCAAGGGTGGGCAGATGGGTGGGCAGATGGGGGGAATGTAGGCCGTGGCTACGAAAAAGAAGCCGGCGGTGGGAAAAAGTGTCAAGCGTCCGCTGGCGCCGAAGGCAGAAAGTGGGAAGAAGCAAGCCAAGGCGGGGCGGGTGAATGTAGATCGGTTCTATGTGTACTCGTTGGTTGACCCCCGCACCGGGGAGACATTTTACGTCGGGAAGGGTTGTGGCGGTCGGGTTAAGCAGCACGTAAAGGAAGCAAGGTGTTCTGGCGCTGGCTGTAATTTGCTGAAAGTGGCCAAGATTCGTAGCATTTTGGCAGACGGATTGGATGTTACCGAGGTCATTATTCAAGACGGATTGAGTGAACATGAGGCGCTTCGAGTTGAGCGTGGATACATCACGGCGTTACGCGACAGCCTGACAAACATAGCAAGCGGGGGTGTTCCGCAAACAAGGGAGGCAAAGAATCAAGCCTTCTTCTCATGGTGCGCCGAAAGGTTGACGGCGCTTGTTCCTTATGACGAATGGCTGCGCAAAGAAAAAAGGTCCGACCAGGACCGCGAGATATACCGCTTCGTTAAGGAAAGTATGCAGCGCATGGCGAAACGCTGGAATGGGGCAGTTGGAGCGGAGACGTGACCAAGCTCAGACCGCAGCAGGAGCGTTTCGCGCAGGTTCTTGCGTCCGGGAGATCTCAGGCCGAGGCATACCGGGAGGCGTACCCGAAAAGCAAGAAATGGGCTGACAGTGCAATTTACGCTCAATCGAGCCGTCTCGCGGCAAATAGTAAGGTTCGCGCAAGGGTTGCGGAAATACAGGCACCAATCCTTGAGAACGTAAAACTTACGCTCGGGTCCCATTTGCAAGAACTAGATCGATTGAAGCAAGTTGCCGAGAAAGGTGATCAGATTACGGCGGCGATCAGGGCAGAGGAGTTGCGCGGGAAGGCGTCGAATTTATACATCGACCGCAAGGAGGTTGGCGAGCCTGGCGCATTCGATCGAATGGACGACGATGAACTTACAAGAGCCGAACGGGAAACCGATGCCGCAATCGCTAACGCCAGAGCTTCGGCGGCTGCTGATCAGAAAGCTGGAGATTCGGGCAGAGCGGAAGCGACGCGATCTAAGGCGTAAGTTTTTCAGCTACTACCCGGATACCGGGCCGCTGCGGCGGGAACTGTATAAGCAGCATCTGGAGTTCTTTCGGCTTGGCGAAACGCATTCGATTCGCGGCTTCATGGCAGCGAACCGGGTGGGAAAAACAGAGGGTGGCGGCGGCTACGAAATGACCGCACACCTGACGGGCCGCTATCCGGACTGGTGGGAGGGTGCCAGATTCACCGAGGGCGTGCGCGCATGGGCGGCTGGCGACACCAGGCAGACGACAAAGGAAATCATCCAGCAGAAGCTCCTTGGCGACTGGGGGCGCTTTGGCACCGGGTTGATACCGTTCGAGGACATCCTGAAGACGACGCCGCTGCAGGGCGTGCCGGAGGCCGTTGGAACCGTCTGGGTGCAGCACCGCGACCAGCACGGGAAGAAGGACGGCGTATCGCGGCTGGGGTTCAAGTCGTTCGACCAGGGCCGCGAAGCATTCCAGGGCACCGAGCAAGAGGTTATCTGGCTCGACGAGGAATCCGACGATGGGATACGCAACGAATGCACTCTGCGCCTGATGACCACGAACGGGCTGCTGATTGAAACATTCACGCCGCTCAAGGGGCTGACGAAGGTGGTCATGCAGTACCTGCCGGCGGGTTACGAGGAAGGCATGGCGCGAGTAATCACTGGAAACCGGGCGATGGTCATGGCCGGCTGGGATGATGTGCCACACCTGAGCGAGGCGCAGAAGCGGCTGATGCTGGAGGAAACCCCGCCGCACCTGATCGAGGCGCGGTCCAAGGGCATTCCGAGTATAGGCGCGGGCGCGATCTACCCGCTTGCCGAGTCTGAATTTTTGGTCGATGACCGCCCGATCCCGGCAAACTGGCCGCGCGCCTACGCGATGGACGTTGGCTGGAAGCGCACCGCCGTGCTGTGGGGCGCGCGCGATCCCGCAACGAATGTCGTCTACCTGTATGCCGAGTATTACCGCGGGCAGGCCGAACCCGCTATTCACGCCCACGCCATCAAGGCGCGAGGCGAGTGGATACCCGGTGTGATTGATCCCGCATCGTCTGGATCAGGGCAGCGTGACGGCAAGAAGCTCGCCGAGATATACGGCAAAGGCTCTCACGGCCTCGGGCTTGACCTGGTGTTTGCGGACAACGACGTGGATGCAGGGGTCGGCGCAGTCTGGAACGGCCTGTCAACAGGCGGCATTAAGGTTTTCCGGTCACTTCAAAACTGGCGCATGGAATACCGCATGTATCACCGCAACGAGAAGGGCGTGATTGTGAAGGAAAACGATCACCTGATGGATGACACACGCTACCTGATTTTGTCGGGGATGAAGCGCGCCTGCACCGAGTCGCCAAAGAACCGCATTCCGCCAGCCCTGCCCAGGGCGCGCGGACAAGGAACAGGACTGTAACGAGAGGAATGCCATGGACAAGATGACCGATATGAAGCTGTCGAAGTCGGACAGGAAGAAAATGAGCCCGATTACGGTGGGGAGTCCGTCCGGGCCGGACTATCCGTGGGGGCTGGAAATCAACCTGGACGAAGCGGCCATCAAAAAGCTTGGCATCAGCGAGCTGCCGGACGCGACGACAGAATGCAGCATCCATGCGGT